AATATCAAACAAAATAAAATAATATCAAACATTATTTGATTTATTTGGGCATTTTGCTCAAAATTTCTTTACGAAGATACTTGACAAACAGAGGTTTTGCAGGTATAATGCCCAAACCTTATATATTTTTATTTGACAAATATGGATATTTGGGCTATAATCCTGCAAATGTGGTTTGGAATTGTTTGGATATTTTGTTTGGATATGAGGATAGGTGGTTTGGCATTACGAGCCGCTACGATATAAATGCTCCATTACCCACTATCCTCCACTTCACTCCACTTTAACCCCATCTAAGAAAAATATCAGTAAGATTTTTATGTGGATAACTTGTGGATAACTATGCTTGACAAACCCCTTATCCCAATATATACTTAAACCATGCCTATACATATTCCAATTTATATCAATGACAAACTGATCAAAACCTACCATATTGGACGAATAGCAGGGGATACAAACCCTGATTCCATTAATAAATATCTAGTTGTCCAGGACGATGAACTATGGAGTATGGGTAGAGAGTTTGAACATAGATATGGGGATGGAGTTGAAACCTGTATTATCAAGGGTATTCGAACCTGTGGATAACTTTACGATATACTGTACATATGGACAAACCAGAATATGATTCTTTAGGCAAATCTTGGAAAGATGCACCAGATTGGTGTGATGATTGTGTAGCAAATCCAGGAGAGAAATGTCCTGATTGTGGATATACTCATAACTGCTAAAACCAGCGGTATCAAACAGCCTTAATCGCTCTATTGACCATACGGATCAAACCTTTGCGTGTTATCTTTGAAGCATCAAATGTCTCAGTGTATCCATTTTGAGGCATATCTGACTTATCAAGGAAACCTTGGTTCCTGTCATGTCCATATCTTTCTCTTAGTGTTTTTAGTACTAGGGATTCTACGGTTCTTGCTCGATCCCGTTCGAAAAAATGCCAATAGGCAACAAGGAGCCATCCCTTGGTCCTATGTTGAGCAAACCTTTTACCTGAGATATCACTCATCCCTATTTTGATAGCCCTATGCATTGGACTATACAAAATATACAAAATAGCCTCGTTCATAATACCATTATATGCTACAATAAGAATATGCTCGATGTATTATGTTTTAGTTGTGGTGTAATGTTTAAGGTTGATTATGGGACTGATAACATTACTAAGCAATGTCCAAAATGTCAGGACAAAATGTTTGAGCAACAAATATCATTTGAAGAATAATATATAATGGCCTTGTGGCTCTTGATGATGACCCCTATGATTTATCTATATTGTTGGGATTCAAGACTTTTATATGTGAGTGTGGTAAAAAGGCTATTGGAATAGATAATAATTCTTTACCTAAATGTAGGGATTGTTGGAGTCGTAGTTGACATACCGTGCCAAATCTGATAAACTTAACCTATGGTACACCTAACAAAAATCTATACAAAAACAGGCGATGAAGGCCTTACCTCTATTGGTAACAACGAAAGAGTTGCAAAGATTAGCCCACTTATTGAGGCTATTGGGTCTGTGGATGAAGCCAACTCAGCAATTGGTCTAGCACGAACATTTGTTAATCCTTATATCTCCGCTCTTCTTGGTCAGGTTCAAAATGATCTATTTGACTTAGGGGCAGACCTCTCAGTACCGCTTCCTGCTGAGGGATTACGAATCATTGAGAGCCAGATCACATTTCTTGAAGATGTAATCGATAAATATAACTCTCAACTAGAGCCTTTACATTCATTTATCCTGCCTGCTGGACCACAAGGAGCAGTATTATTGCATAATGCTAGAGCAATTGTCCGTAGGGCAGAACGAGATGTTTGGATGGCGTTTGTGGTTCATATGTCAAATGACGGTGCTGAAGTCAATACCTTAGTACCAAAATACCTCAATCGTTTATCAGACCTGTTATTTGTGTTTGCTAGATATGCAGCCAATGGTGATGAAACATTATGGGTGCCACGAGAAACTCCTAACCAATAGTGCTACGGTAGTAGCATGGGGTGGTTAACATTTCTATTTACCGCCGAACTTAAAGATACGCTATAATGGTTTATATGGAAAAGCACATCAAAGAACTATTGTCCGAAGATGACATATTAAATTTGCGTAATCAAGCAAATCAAATTAAAGAAACATCTGCCGTTAAACGCTGGGAAGAGTTTGCTAAAGAGCCAGAACCTGAATTTACAGATACCCACAAAATAATTCATAACGTTAGTTTAGGTAAGATCACATTGGAACTTGAAGTGCCAGATCATGTCAAGGATAAGATTATTAGTATTGCCAACGAAGAAGGGCTTGATGTCAGGTTTATTCGTGCTGGATATACTGAGTATGCCCCAGAATATGGAAGACCACACCTTGTTGAACATGAAGACAAGGCAGATATTTTTATGGTTGATTATCAACTTAGTGGAAATACCTCTTGGCCAATAATTGTTAATGGTAATACTTATGAATTAAAAGATAACGAAGCAATAGCATTTTATCCTGCTAGGGTTAAGCATTCTAGACCAGAAAAAAAGTTTGAACCAGGAACACACATAGCGATGATCTTTTTTGATACAGAAATTTTAGGAAATTTAACAAACACATCAGGAGAGTAGTCTAGTGGCATACAAATTCCATTGGATGCATAGAAATAATTGGCCCAATACCAAAAAAGGCTTAAGGGATATGTTCATGTTTTTAGAAAACAGGAATATAGTATCTGTACTATTGCCATATGGTCCATACGGAACAGATTTTTTATTACATTTATCAGATATATTTGAGCATACCGTCAAAATTAAAATAATGATTGCTTTGCCTGCTTATGGTATGTCTCCAGAATATGCCATGAAAACGTTTGTAACTGCACAAAGATGGGGTAAACACAGATTAGATCTTAATCTTATTAGTGGCAACTATAGAGGCGAAATAGAACAAAAGGTTATTAGAGATTATCCATGGGATGTAGAATTGATTAATAGCCACGAAAAGCGTGTTGCATTAACAGAAAGATGGATGAAAAAATTTAAAGTGCTTTTGGAAGAACATAAAAAATTGGGCGTAGAAGATGAATTTAGGACTGTGCTATATGTGGTTGGAGCATCTGATACCACAATCAGGACAGCAAATGAGTATGCAGACTATATCATAATTAATGATCGCATGCTTACTGAAGAAACAATGTCTAGAATCAAAGCCAAGTTACTTTTTGTTATAGATCCTTTAATTCTTGATGAAGGGCAAGACCCTGAAAGTATTGAATATCATGATTATGCATTTAGAAAACATGATAAACACCCAATTAAAGGTACGCATGAGCAAGTCGTAAAACAATTAAAAGATATTGCAGAAAAATGGGGTATTCAAGAGTTTCTTATCCACACAGACCAAGTAGACCTTACTAAGATATGGAGACTTGTAGAAGAAATGCAAAAGGCTTGACATTGTAGATTAGTATGGTATATACTAAAACTATGGAAATATTAGCAATGCCTAGATGGAAATCTAAAATATTAAATACCGTTGCCTGGATGCTAGGCATGCGTGGAGAATATGTGTATTGCATCACAATGAATGTCGATCTTAATGATCCAGAGCAAGCAAAAGAGTTATTAAAAAATGAGCGCAGATAATTTTTATATAGTACGCAAACATCCACTTGGTGGATATGCTGCGGTAATAGGATTTGCTTCTGATACTGATGAAAATGATGAACAGATTATGCCAGAGGCTGAAATTACTGATAAAAAATTTGAAAAGTGGCAAGATGCTTGGAATTATGCCCTTGGACAATATGCAGAGTATGGGTATGACATTCATCCTGAGTGTTTTGAATCTAAGTCAATATTAAGACGAATTAAATATATGTTAGGAAAGTTATGAGCGAAGAATATTATTATCCATCAGAGTCTTATGACTCTTTAGTTGCATCTGCTGGAACCATTATTAAAGACTGGAATATTGGTGATTGGCAGGGTGATTATGTATACCTGCTCAAAAATGGTAATAAATTTGGATTTACTGTAGTTGGATATGGATCATGCTCTTATTGCGATGCCCTTGAAGGTTGTGAAAACGATGAACAGGTTGAAGAATTAAAAGAAGAAATTGTTAAGGGGATTTTCTGGGGAACTGCAGAAGAAGTAGAAGCCTATGCTATTAATGATCATGCTAATCGTTGGTATTATCATGAACATGAATGGAAAACTATTAAAAGAGAACTAAAAGCAGAATTGAGAAAAGTAAATGGATAAAGAACAATTAACTCTACAACTTTTGATGGAATATGCAGGGAACATGGAAGATGCTTTAATTAGAAAGACATTGCATGATCTTGAAACTGCCCTGCGTGAGCAGGTAGCACAAGAAATTGCTGCTGTTTGGAGAAAAACAGATAATCCAGAACATTTAACTTATGCAGATGGATTAGCGGATGCAGTTGATATTGCGAGAAATGGTAAATAAATGATAAACCATCCACACGAAGATAATTGCCAAATCTGTTGGCTGATTGAAAATGCAATTAGACCAGTTATCGAACATCAAGTAATAAAAAAGATAGCACAACAAATGCGAGAAGAGTTTCCTCATCCATCTGATGAAGCAAAGGCTTGGGCATATGCTTATGCAGAGTTGATTGAAAAGGCTCCTAATTAATGCCAATTCATATTCCAATTTATGTTAATGATAAACTAATTAAAACTTATCATATTGGTAGAGTTTCAGGAGACACGGACCCAGAATCAATCAACACTTATTTAATTGTAGAAGATGACTTTCCTTGGGAGACTGGTCAAATGTTTAATCATAGGTACGGAGATAGCATAGAGACTTGCGTAACCAAGGGTCTTAGTGCTATGATGGATACATGAGACTATTTGTTAATGTAGATGACATTACTTGGCAATGTGGTGACTGTGGAAATGTGTACGATTTAGCAGTTAATCACTGTCCTAATTTTATATTGGACAAAGCATTGTTGGAGCAAGGAATGCTAAATTTAAATTATGATAACCCTGCAAAAAATAAAAAGGGTAAAAAGAAATGAGCAAAAAGAAAATTGAACGACCAAAATATATAATTAAAGTTACTCGTGACTGGAGATATGGCAAGAGAGCCAGATTCTGGGAGATTCAGAAGTGGTATCAGATGGGTACAAAGCCAGATGAAGGATATTGGGGTCGTGCCTGTAAGGGTGGCTTAGCATATACCGAACGTGGGATGTGGAGAGCAATTGACAAAAAGTTAAAGAAGATGTCCTATGGATACCACGAAAACTATTTTGGTTTAGATAAAAAGGAATTAGAGGGAAAGTTTTGATGGAATTAGGACAAATGCTTCTTAGCAATACACCTATGCAGTCTTATGAGGCTGATTGGGCTACCGATGGACTTCATATGATTGCTGAGGTTATTGCTGAATTCCGTGGACAATCATATGGACAATATGGGTATGGAAATTTACTTACCTCCAATTCTGGTGAACCAGAGTATGTCAACGATGTATTTGAAATGCGTACATATTGCTGGTGTGATGCAGGTTGGGATGAAGACGAAAATAATCCTCATGCTAAAGGCTGTCCTCCAAATTTTGTATATAAAAAGAATGGTTTAACTATTACATGGTACAAACATGCTAATCGTGGGATAACCGCTAATATGGAATATCCAGGTGCTAAGAATTGGTTTAAGGCTATTACTGCATGTATAGAAAGTATAAAATAATTAAGGAAATTAAATGAGAGATAATATTTTTATTCCAGAACACAAAACCAACGTTCTTCCCTTACGCTGGTTAGCAAATTATGTATTCCATCCTATTTCAATGTGGTTTTTTCATATTGGATTAAGGGCAAATGATCAAATTTATGAGTCAAATGAAGGATACACCGTTTGGGACGAAATAAAAGAAAAAATTGGATTTAGAACATATAAATTTTTAAATTATCCATACGACTGGTGGGGCACTATATATAAAATGGATCTAAGCGGATTAGATTTAGATATGAACGGGGAAGCCTGGGATGATTATGACGACAGGGGTGTTCCTTATTGGGATTATTTGTGGCATGAAGACCCAGAAACTGGCGATGCTTGGAGAATAATACTTCCTGAATTATGATATAATCGTTTTATGATTCCAATAGAAGATAGGCCACCTGAAAAGTGTTATTACTGCGATAATGTAGCAGAATATAATGAACTTATTGATGATATTTTGGCTGTTTCTGGTGTTTGCAAAAAGCACTGTAAAAATTATTACGGTGGTTAATTAGTATCTATATCTGGTCTTGGAATCCAAATGTCAGAACCTTCATCACAAACAACACAATATGAGTTATAGGAGTCTTTATATCTATCCCTATATCCCATCAAAATAATTTTACCTTCTTTATTCCATCGTAGGGTACGATCATCTACCATTCCGTAAACAATAGGAATCAATTGATTTTTGCAAATTGGACACATATATATATTTTACCATATGATACACTTGTTATATGGATAAGATTTATCTTTTATTTTCTGCTACTCCTCGTTCTGGCAATACTTTTTTGAGTAGATGTTTAAGTACCGCCATTGAGTTAAATCCAAAATCAATAGATATGAGAGTTTCATCACACTTACATAGCCCAGCAATTTTGGCTTTTGATCAAACTGATGAAGTGAAGACCTATACACTATTTAGAAATCCAGAAGATACTGTGATATCTTCAACAATTCATAAAATTTTTTTTCAGAAGGGTCCAGATTATAGTTTTACTGGAGATATGTCGTCAGTGTATTACAATATTAATAGGGCTGTAAATGAATATATGGAGTTTTTAGAATTTCAAAACAAGCACAATAAAGCAACTGTAATCATGTTTGATAAATTAAAATCTGATCCAAACTCTGTTATTAAACAAATATTTGATGATTGTAATGCTGCATATGTAAATGAAATTTCTGCAGACAATATCATGCAGGGAATTCAAAATGAAGATAAAAAATTATATACTTCTGGAACTGGTGATTTTTCTAAAGCACCTTATCATACTCCACACAATATTGAAAAGAATCCAATATATGATAGATTAAAAAAGGAACTTCCTTATATTACTATTTATCAAAATTTAAAATCTTTATATGATGAAATGGTTAAGAAATATGGATAAAACATTAGTTTTTACTCCACCAAGAACTGGAAGGAATTTACTGCATATAGGATTTTTATATTGTACCAAAGTATCTTTACAAACTAATAATTCAGAACCAAATTTAAATTTATCACCATACAATTTAGTATTTAGTATTGCTAGAGATCCCAAAGATTCTGTTGCATCGCTATCGACAATGATTAAAGAAAAGCCAGATGTTTCACTAATGCAAGATATTCAATCAGCAACCAATCATTATAATAGTTTTATGGAAACAATTAAAAACAACGATGTAGTTATTTATAAGTATGATGATCTAGTTAATAAAACAAAAATAGTTTTTTACGATGTTGCAAAAAAAATGAATGTTGATATAGAAAGAGAATATGATAGCAATAACATTTTAGAAAAGGTAATGGAATTTGATAATAATAATCCATTTGGATATAAAAAATCTTTTGTTGGTTCGCCACGATATTTGGAAGTAATGAAAAATATTGATGAAATAGATTTTACAATGTCTTATAGTTTATACAATGATGCAATTTCACGCTCAGTAAAACTATAGTTGACATCAACTGGCTTTTAGTGTATACTTATTATATGAATAATCAAGTAACCTATTTACACCCATTATGGATATTGGCAGGTTTTGTTGTTGGCTGGATAGTCTGTTATATTCAAATGAAATATGGCAAAGACAATAAATAGACTTGTCATTTGCCCAATCTGCAAACGTGAGATTGAGGTTCGATCTGACTTTGCACATTTAACATTAAGTAGACACCTTAAGGAACACAAATGAAAAAATATTATGTAGATCATCCTGAGAAGGAAGATTATGAAATTGAAATACCTAAACAGATAGTAGATAAAATAAATAGAGATCATATGGTAAAAACATTTTATTGGTCTATTGGCATTTTATGTACTATTATTGGATTTTTGTTAGGAGTTTTGGCAACATGAAAAAGAATCTTATTATAGTTTTTACAGCATTTGTAGGAATTTTTGTTTCATTATTTATTTATGCTGCTGCCACCTTGACACGATTGCTAGATTCAGATATACTTGATATATCCGAAGATGACGATGAGGAATACTTCTAATGCAAACATTTTTACCAGGTTCAGACTACGAATACTCAGCACAAGTATTGGATAACAAACGACTTAACAAACAAATTCTTGAGGGCTATCAGATTCTCAAAGTTTTATCTGGTGCTTCACCTTCTGGTGCTTGGCGTAATCATCCAGCAGTTCTTATGTGGAAAAATGCTGAACGCTCCCTTATAAATTATATCGATCACATGGTCTATGAGGCTGAATGGCGTGGTATTAAAACCGACAAGAACGTATCTAACCTTAGAGAACTTCAACGTTCTCATGGGCATTTGTGGGGAGATAATGAGCCTGTATGGGCTAAGCCACAGCATGTACAACGTGTAACTGCAACACATAGGGCAAACCTTTACAGAAAAGATCCTATTATTTATGCCTCTTTTGCTTCTGCTAAAGATGATGCATTTAATGTACCTTGTTGTGATCGATGCTTGTATTATTGGGCAACACATAAGGAGCAAAATGTTTAAGAATGATGAATGGGTATTATTGGTTGATCAACAAATACCTGCCCAAATTACCAAAATAGAAGTTCATACAGTAGAACTTAAATTACAAGATGGAAAAACCATCATTACAAACATTGATAATATTAAGAAAAAGAAAAATTGCACCTGCACCAGATCTAAAAAATATCCATTTTGTGATGGATCGCATTCTTCTTAATCAATAATCTCTCATGGTGTAATGGCAGCACAGAGGCCTTTGAAGCCTTTAGTTTTAGTTCGAGTCTAGATGAGAGAACAAGCCCTTGTAACCCAGCGGTAGAGGTGGTGGACTTAAAATTCATTCAGCGTTGGTTCGAATCCAACCAGGGGCACTATACCTCCATAACTCAGCGGAAGAGTAACTGCCTTCTAAGCAGTAAGTCGTAGGTTCGAATCCTACTGGGGGTACTCATCTTCAAAATATCTAGATAGGTATATGTTAGGAATTCCTGCATCATTAAATGAATAATAGGCAACTTTCCAATCTCTGTTTGTATCTAAAAATTGAGTAACTGCCTGCATAACTTCACATACATAAAGTGGATCATTTAAACTTAAAGTGTAATCATCTATTCCAATTATTCCAGTTGTTTTGGTTAGTTGTGCTGAATACAAAATTTCGTTATATGTATTAAAAAACTCATGATTTGAATCTATATAAATAAAATCAAATTTATCATTATTATTTGTTCCCAAAAAATTTGTAGGAAGCACCTTCCTAGAATACCCTTGAAGAATCTCAACATTATTTTTATTTTGAAATCTTTGTTTAACAAATTCTAAATTTGTTTCTCTATTAAATCTTCGATTTCCATCTAATGACATTTCATCAATATTATTAAAAGGATCTACAAGAACTAATTTATTTATCTTTAAATTATTATACATAAGTTCGGCAAAGTCACCAGCCATAACTCCAACTTCCATTACATTTAAAGATCTCTGAGTATTTTGTAAAACATCTATAATACTTTCTCGTTTTTCTAAAATTTTTGTACCACGTGTTTGTGCAGGGGATATGGACCTAATTTGTTTAGTACTGGTAAGAGGAAATTTTGGTTTGCCACAATCACAAGTACATAACTCGCCATTATTTTCCATGCTTTGCTTGACCATTTCTTCACGCATTGCTACTATTTTATCCATCTAACCATTATACCAAACTATGGTAGAATAGATACATGCATCCATTAACACCAGATTGGTATAGACCAAGATCAGAACTAAAAAAGATAGATAATATCAGTGCAATCATAGGTACTGGGGTAGACAACATTAAAGTAATAGAAAATTTCATTTCCGATGAAGAATGTGCTACAGCAATGAAAATTATTTCTAATCTTCCAGTCAATTTTGAAGCAACACACTCATACCCAATTCATACACACAAAGATTATCGTGGACCATATGAAAATGAAAAAGCATTTGGCATTATGATGGGTAAAAGGATGGTTGAAACTGCTGAAAAATTATATGGACTTACATTAGTCCGTGATCAAATGTTTTTATATATAGTTCATCCAAAAGGTACATATATTGATCCTCATACAGATATCTTAGATATTGATAATCCAGATTATGAAAATGATACATATGAATCACAATTAGAACGTTTTCCATATTTATGGAGCGGTCACTTATCAATACTTACTTATTTAAATGATGAATATGAGGGTGGAGAATTATATTTTCCAGAATTAGATTATGCTATTAGACCTAAAAAGGGAATGATTATTACGTTCCCTGGAAATTTACACTATGTTCATGGTGTGGCACCAATTACTGAGGGCGTTAGATATACATTATCTCAATGGTCAAAGTTTGTAGATTTTAAACCAAGGGGATAAGTTGGATAAAGTAAGAATCATAATTAATTCTTGTCCAAGAAGTGCACATGCTTGGTTACAAACGGTCTTGATAAATTCACTTAACAGAGATCCTAAAATAAGTTTTGATGATATTGAGGATCAATTTATTACAAGAGCAAATACACCAGCAATGTTGTTGGGAAAATTTGATAATGCAATTCAGACAACTATTTTAAGGAGTCCAGATCAAATCATTCCATCAGTAGTAACAAAAACAATGGGTGGTTTGGGTGGTACAACAACTGTTGGTGTTGCAATGCCACATGAGCATATGGGCAAATTAGAATTAAATAATTTAATTAATCATCAATTCACAGTTTATAAAAGATGGGTAGATGGAGTAGTGCAAAACATTGATAACCTTTATCCATTTACTTTTAATCAGGTTATTTCTGATATTGAGTTTGTAGTGCAGTCAATAATGGATAATTTTGATGTGGAATACTATCTATATTCAAATGATGAATTGCCAGAATTACTTGACAAGATCAATAAACAAATTAGAATACACGATAAAGGTGATGTAGGTTATAATAATGCCACACCTGTTGCAAAAAAGCCAGAAGTGTATTATGATGCTGTAGATATTGTTAAAAACAATAAATTGTTGCCACTTGCAATGGAAAATTATAATGATGCTGTAAAAAAAATATACGAAAGGCAAAAACATTATGGCTAAAAAACCAGTAGAAACTCCAAACGGTAAAGACGAAGTTGAGCATTCACCCAAGATTAGTCAAGCACAACTAAATAATGCCAAACTGTATTCTTCTCGTGAAGAATATGCTAAGGCCTTACCAAAAGGTATCAGGTATTTAGAAGTAGGTGTTGCATGGGGATATTCTGCAGAATTGTTTGCTGGTACAAGTGAGGCATCTAAAATTGATTTACTTGATTTGTATAACCAAGATTTGAAGTGCTGGTCTTGGAGACAATTTGGATCTTGTCAGTGTGATGGAATGAAGCATGAATTACTGTACCTGCCAGAAACACACGAACAATATATTAAAGATAAATTTAAAAACTATAAAAATGTTCGAACATTACAAGGTAATGCCACTGCAGTTATGCAAACGCTAGATGAAGAATATGACTTTATTTATATTGATATAACAAATGAAAGAAAAACAACAAAGGCCTGTTTACAACTTGCAAGTGAAAGAACAGCAATAGGTGGTGTTGTTGGTATGAATGATTACCTTATTTACGATGGAATAATTGAAGATCAACTTTATGGAACATTTCAAACAGTTAATTGGTTCCTACATCTTCACCCAAATTGGTCTGTTGATGCATTAGCACTTCATAATTTAGGGTTTTACGATATTTATTTAAAAAGAAATTCCTAAGCAGATTTTTCTTTTTTGCCCTTGTATTCACCATATTTGCCAAGCACAGTTTTAATTGTTCCATCTTTACGAAGACGAACAATCATGCCATTCTTGATTTGAATTGGATTAAATCCATGGTGTTTGCTATAAGATCCTGATGAACGACGTGATGACATATTACCAACCCTTAACTCTTTCTGTTTTTGATATTACTCTACCAAATCCTTCAAAGACTTTTTTATTTACTGGAACACAATTTGGAACCATTTTACCATTCTGTTCTTTCATCCCTCTTTGAACATAGCCATCCCAACAAGGTGATTTCTTATTTAAATCTGGACAACAATCTGATTTCATTTCATTTGCTTGACAATCTGGACAAGCATCGCAGCATACATTTAATTTTATACATGTAGCGCAACCACATCCATCATATTGACATTCTATAATGCCTTCTGTGTTTTGTAATGGTGAAGGAATTGGTGGATTATAATCTCCAATTTCTTGTCCAGTACCGTCAAACTTTCCTCTGGCATCTGGAACATTTGCATATAATGCTTGTAAATGATTAACTGCTTTTGCTCTTGTGGGATGACATCCAACCGCTTTTCCCTTATCATCAACTACTGGATAACCAGAGCATCCATGTGATCCTTTAGCACCAACGTTATATGGCATTAGTCTATCTCATTTTCTTTAAGGATAGATCTCATTTGCCAGGACCACTTTTCATGTTGTGATTGTCTATCAGCAAGGAAGTTTGCAATACCTTGTTTTTTGGCAGCAGTAGCAATATCAAATGCTGCAATTAATTTTGCTGTTACCATGTCATTTGACATTTTTAAATCTGTAACCATTACCATAGGGTCTGATGTAACATCTGTATCTGGAACACTTGTAAGTTCTACAAATCTTGAAAGTCTAAAGGGTGCATAAGAATCTAATGCACGAATATATTCTGCTAATGGGTCAATTGCACTATCATAATCACTATAAAGCATTTCAAAGAATGCATGATATTGAGGGAAATCGTCACCTTCTACATTCCAATGAAATCCATGCGCTTTGTGTCTTAGGGCAACGGTATCTGCCAAAAGGCTTTTAAGCATTTGAATTAATTCTTCCACCCTAATATTATACACTATGGTTCTAAAAACCTATTATGTGTCCTAATTCTATGGCAATTGGCACATACTACCTCACATTTGTCTATTTCTTTCAAAATGGCCTTCCAGGAAAAACCATCATGAACCATACGTGAGATGTTGTATCTTTTGTCCCTGAGATGATCAAAGTCTAATATGATGTGATTTTTAACGCCACAATCTTTGCAGCCAGCCTTTTCTTTCAATTCAGCAAGTTTTCTTTTATACTCTTGCTTCTTTGCGTGGTCCAACTTTTTCTCAGACATTAATATTATTATACCGCTAAATGTTAAGAGCCTCACACAGGTAATTCAAGCACGATGGCCCGTTGGTCATATAGATAGGTAACTAATCCATCTCTAAGGTCCTGTGTGAGGCATACCAGGTATTTAGTGTCGCTGTCTCCCCCGACATTTATATTGTACTACTGAATTTCAATAGTCTTTGGTAGTTTATCTTCTGGGATTTGCTTTTCAAGTAGGACATTCAATATACCGTCCTTGAATTCAGCCCCAACAACTTCAACAAACTCAGGAAGTGTGAAGATATCTGTGAACTTGCGTGTAGCAATTCCTTTATGTAGATACTCTGCACCCTCTGGTAATTCCATCCCCTTGTTTTCGCCCCTAATTGTAAGTTTGCGATTGTCTAGCGAGATAGAAACATCATCCTTAGTAAATCCAGCCAAAGCAAATGAAAGGATATATTCCTTATCATTTAATTTGATTTGATTATAAGGTGGATAGTTTGTTGTATTTTGTACCTTTGCAATTGTGCTGAAGGTATTAAAAAATGGATCATTAAAAAGATCCAGTGCTGATTTAACCATATTTTTCTCCTTTTAAGCGAGTTAAATACCCCCCAATCTGGGCAGGTACTATAATTATAGCATGATATAATGGTAATGTCGAAAGGTAACTATGGATCAACAACGACTAGAACAGGCTGCTCAAGGTTTTACAGTAGACCAACAAGGTAACAAGTATAGTTTTACATCCCCTATCCCTGGAGTTCATATTTATGATAATGTTTGGGAAAACTCTATGGACTTTTTCAATTCACTATTGGATAAGGAGTTTTGGGATAAGCATGAAGGTAATAAGAATTATAGAAAATGGGTTAGAGAAGATTTCTTTGACAATCAGGAATATACTAGAGAAAATGGAAAACAAGCAGACACTTGCTGGATACATACATACCCAGAAGCAAATGATGCACTCAGAGGCGTTATTGATTCATACTGCTTTCATTGGAATCTAGATCCAAAGAGTCGTGAAAGTTTACGCATTACAAGATATTCAAATGGAGAATGGTTTGGTGCACATTCTGATGATACATATGCAACACCAAGAACAATATCTTTAGTTTATTATCCAAACGATGACTACGAAGGTGGAGAATTAGAGTTTATTCACTTTGGAGTAACAGTTAAACCAAAGGCTGGTCAACTATTTCTTTTCCCATCTGCTTATTCTTATGAGCATAAGATTCATGAAATCACTGGTGGAAATCCAAGATGGACTGTTGTATCGTTCTTGTATTTTGGAGATGAAAAAGAAGCCAATATGAGACGAGAAGGCCTAGAATTTCCATACAAACCAATCTTTAAATCATTGTTTTAAAAATAAAAACAGGCTAGATATGTAATTAAACTACCTAGCCTGTTTATTTTTATTTAGTTTTTCTTTGTTGTTGCCTTCTTTGCTGGAGCCTTTTTAACCTTTACAGATGTTAATGCTGCAGCAACGTCTTCTTCCGCTGGCAATCTACCAAAAGCCTTATCATTGGGGTTAATTGCTCTTAGCGCAACAGGCGCAACAGCAGCCACCAATGAATAGGCAAGTGTCTTAGGGTCTGTTACCCCAGACATATATAGAGCAATTGCAGCACCTAGAACTGATCGTCCGTATGATGCAAGCATTGCCTTTAGTTGTTCAGTTGTCATTTTTCCTCCTAAGAAATATAGTGTGTTATGACATAGTAACCAGCCCATAAACCTACAATACCTGCAACTCCTGCAAATACTGGTGGTGCTGGAACTGGTAATTTGAACGCAGCAAATGCAACGCCACATCCAAAACCTGTGATTATTGATAGTAATATATCTTTCATTAATAAATAAACTTTCTTGGCTTACGTATTTCTTTTTTAATTTTTCTAAATCTGTACCACTGAATTATTTTTTTAATCATAACCAACCTCGTTTTTCTATTTCTTTCTGGAACTTTGCAGCCCAGTATTCATTTACAAGAGTACCTGCGTGACCATCTCTTCTATTTAGATCAAACTTTTCAATCTTGCCATCTGGTCTTTTCTCTCTAATAAAGTCTAGCAACTCTTCATCTGATATGTCAATATAGTTTGAAGATAGATCTGCAAACTTATAGTTTACATTTTCTTGATAATCCCATGAACCCCATAACAACTTAGTGCCCATTGACTCACAAAACTTTTCAAATAATTTCCAACTAATTGCAAAATCTATAAAGCATTTACGATGCTCAAGAAGTGTAAAAGGCTTTTCAATCAATAAGAAATCTGGAACCTTAGATTCATCTAGTTGGTCAGTGCTTACTCCGCCACCATTTGGGTATCTCTGTACATATACATACTTTTCATTTTCTTGATCCCAGTCATAGAATCTACCTAAGTTTGGTAATAAAACAAACATATACTCTGGAGCACCATATTTTTCAATATAAATCATGTATGTGGTTATAACCTTTTGCCATCCATATCCAGATTTGCCAATGCTATAAAAACCGTTATTAGTATTATTCTTCTTATTAAGATTATTTAATAAAACTTTTGTCCATACCGTTTCCTGTGGCGCACCAACACCTTCAGTTTGAGAACAACCAGCAAACAAAATATGCTTTTCATTTGAATGGTCTGCGGTAAAGTTATCACATCTAAAAAAATCATCATTGTAGTTATAATCTACTGTGCCATCATCATCTGCAATCTCAATTGGAATTCTTGTCCAATGTCTTTGTGTAGTTAAAATACCGTTCATCTTACCCCAAGTCGCATCGAACTTGTTGTAAAATACGTCATCTATTCCACCATCAAGACTTCTTAAAACAAAAGGATCTGTCTTCTTCACTCTAATACCTCTCCTACTGGTTGGCTATATATAGTTAATGGTCGTTCATCAAAGTATGCAAGAAGAACACCAGTCTTATTATTGTTAATGTCGGGGTTTGTGTTTCTCCAATGCTCTAGTTTGCCTGAATTAAAAGCAACACCAGAGTTTGGTGGGAAAACATATTCTTTATCTTCTACCATGATTCCCCATGGCAAATTTTCATATAGACACACATCCAAAAGACATACAGTTGGATTTAAATCAACGTGCTTCCCAAGAACACCTTGATGTCCTTCGTAATGTGCAAATGTTGTTTTAGTAGAAGAAAGATTTGGATTGTCAAATAGTTCTCTTGCCAATGGTAAAAGTTCTTGTCCAAACATTTGTAGCACTGGATTATTGATACTATCAAACATAGTTCTTTGTTGTTTGTTTACACCAGAATGAGACAGTAGTCGTTTACAGTATGAAACAACTTCCTCAAACCTATCAAGTGTAAAAACACCATGTACTATTTTTGGATCCATATATCTATTCTATCATATTAGGACGATTGTTCGTCTTCTTCTTTTGGCAACAACAACATCAATTCTTCATACGCTGTCACTAGTCTATTTAAACTATTAATGTTTGGTGTCCATATTACGTCACCATATTTTTTGTGGTAATCTACTACTGGACCAACCTCATCCTTGAATTTGTTCAGTGCTTGCTGAACAACCTCTATATAAACAAACGCATCGTCTCTTGATTTTAATAAAAAGTTAGTAAACCCTTCGTTATCTGCAATATTAGATTTTTTTAATTGATCCGCCACTATAAAATAATCTAGATTTACTTGAAACAAACTTTGAATTAATTTTTTTATTTTTAATGTTGCAATAATATTATAAAACAATGACGACATTAAAACTAAAAAGAAAATAATAAATAGTATAAAGTTTAACATTACATCTTATCCCTAACAAGCATAACAATTGCCCCATTATCTTCTAGTGCTTTTTTAACTCTAATCATATACTCAACAGCAGAAATCTTATCATCATGTCCAAGTCTCATGAACTGCTCAGTATTAGCCTTGACTGTTAAAAAATTTTCATTATCAATTATTTGCACACTAAAATTTTTAGGCGGTGTCAAGGATCTAAATGCTTTCTGCATTGACAAAGTATATGTCATTTCTCTTCTGCCCTCCACTGTCTAAATGATTTAATATAAACAGAAGCATACGCAAGAGCCATTATAATAAAACCATATTGCTTTGTAGCAAGTGCATAAAGTATCCAGATGCACTCATTGATACATAATACTAACCATCCCAGCATGTTCTTATTACCAACAACATATATTCCAGAAACTCCAATTACTGCTAAGATCCAAGACCACCACTGATTCATATTATTAACCCATAGTCAAAGATTGCCAGGTTTCATTCCATTTATCTTTGTCCTTGTGTAAATTAAATTCTTTAGAGATCGCCCCATCTTCTAGGTAAACTCCACCCCAAACTCCCCATTCTTTTTGAGAAATTCCAACAGCAAAACATTGCTTGTTAACTGGGCATTGATTGCAGAGTTTGTCTAATGCATCTCGCAAAAGAACATCCTCTTCATATTTTTCAAAGAACATGTTTGTATCATAATCTAAACATGCAGATGAGTCTTTCCACTCATGTCTCTTCATTGGCTATACCGCCAATTTGTCTGGTAACTCCCATCCAGAACGAGTAGGAACAAAACGACGTGTCATATGCCACTTATTATTGATAAGTGCTCCAAATTTGGATGTTCTACCCTTGTCTGATGGATATCTATGGACTACTGTCCATCCATCCCAATCTAGGGATTTATTCTTTGCTACAATTTTTTCCATTTTTTCAAGTGATTCGATTTTCATTATTATCCTTAGTATCTAAAAATTCCTACCTCAACATTGTTGTTTTCGGCAGTCGAAACAATTTTTGATGTTGTCTCTTTTGGTGTTGATAAAAACGCAAAATAGTTAAAAGAACTCATATTCTCTTCTAACCAACTTGCTGGTACTTTATATAACTTTATTTTTTTATTTCGAAGTTTCATACCTTTTTCAGAAAGGTTTACAAACTCCATAGCCATTGAATTTACTTTGGCTGGTCCAGCGGTATAGATAGCCAAGAGGTTGTCATCTGCTGGCATGCTGGACATAGCCACACCCATGGCCCTTAAGAAAACATTATAGTCGCTAAAACTATTTGTTCCCTGTACTCCCACTATCACGTTTTTGTCCGTTCTGTAATTGATCTACTATGAAGATCGTCTTATCTAATTCTACCTTATCCATACTCATTGTGTCAACTGGAAAAGTAGTTTCTTTATCTACCCCTTCTTTGGTAACTTTGGCGGTATATAAAATGTTATCCTTAATCCAATAGGCATCTGGCCCAATGATAATAACCCTGATTTGAACACCTTCCAGGTGCTTTGAGGACTGAGTGTTCAGAGGCTTCCTGAGAGAGGCTGTAGGGGGCATTAGAGGCCTTATAATGCTATGTATATGGCTTTGTGAATATCTGTATGTATTGGTTGGCGGAATGCGTGTAAGGTTATTCAGGAGTATATATAGGAAGGCAGCCCCCAAAAAAGTGACAAAAGAACCTATAAAATATTCCATGATATATGTCTCCTAATACTATTATATCAGGATTCTTCACTAACGATTCTTACAATTTCCTTTAATACATTTTGTTGATCACTGGTTAGTTTATTAGTCTCAATAACATCTAAAGCCTTTGGTGTCAGCATAACCTTTGGATCATTGGTATCCATTTCTTGTATTTCCAAAAACCCATATTGCCATAATGTCATTACATCTGTATAAAAGTATGTAAACATTGCATCATGTAATTGTGGATTGACAACTTCTAGTTTGTCAGTAAAAGAAAATAGTAATTCATTTGTATCCATATCAACAGCAGCAACTTCAAGTGCTCCATCAAGGATTAATTGCTCTACGATTTTATCCTCTGGTTCCATCACTAATTCTCCAAGTCATTGTTTTAGGTCCAGCATACATCATCTGGATCATATTTTTTCTAAAAATTGCGTTTACTTCTTTGTACATTGCTGGGGAAACCTCTTCAAGTTTATCTGTAATTGCATACAAAGTCTCACCAGTTTGAGGATCCATACCAGACACTTCTAGCGCACCTTGTAAAAGTAAGTGTTCTAAAAGTGCCTCAGTTTTTATATTGATATTCACTTCTTCTTCTTAGCACGTTGCTTGGCAAGAGCATCGAAATCTTTTACCTTGGTATCTCCAAGATAGCCCCATGCATAACCGTCTTCAATCATTTGATCATTGACGGAAATAGTATTTCCATCTAAATATACCCACCCCAAAATACGACCGTATTTTTCTGTAGAGTCTGGCAATTCAGTTTTAATTACTACTAGTTTAGCATCTTTGAACTTATATTTCAAGTACTCTTTTGCTTCTAATCCTAATGCTTTTTCAACCTTATCTGTTGTACGAGATTCAGGGGTATCAATACCAGCCAATCTCACACGCTTTGTTAAAGAAATATCAAAGCCAAGATCAATATCAACATCGATAGTATCTCCATCGACTATCTTTATAACATTTTTTACTCTATATTCGTACATTCTATAACCTATTCCCATGCCAATAATCCCAACCATGAAGATCTATGAATTCTTTTTGGAAGTTTTCTTGGTATGCGCTTTCTGTTAGTTTCTTTATTTCTTTTGTCATTCCATAATCATCTTGTTTTCCATCATGGAAATGAAAAAATATCATATCTACATATTCATCATCTTTTAATATTGTAGGCTTTCTCCAGTGTACCTCATACGATGGTTTAAAAACTAGTGCATCGTTATCTTCTAAAGAATACTCTTTATTTTCTACAACCAATTTCCACTCAACATTAGATTCTAGTTGATAGTCAATAGTAAATGTAGAATGACCAGTGTCATAATGTGGTGCAAGTCGTGGAGTTCCATATTTAGGCGAGTATCTTGTAAAAGCATAACCATCTGGTTTTAGATCTTCACCATAATTATCTCTAGCATATTTTTCTATCTTATCGGCAATCCTTTTTGGAATTCTATCAGTAGCAACAAACAGGGCACGTCCAGACCATTCCTGTGCTAAGACCTTATCTGTTGGTCTACCTTCTTTTGCAATAGTTTCAAGCGGTATGGTTACTGGCTCCATAGAATTAAAAAATCCATACATTGCTTCTTTGAGTTCTGCAATCTCATCATCTGTAAAGAATGCTTTAAGTTGATGGCTCTTTGTCATTGTCTACCCCACTGAATATTATTCCATCCACGCTCATGGAAATAATAAAGAATTGTTTTTGTTAATACCTCAAAACCAGCAATAGACGCTGCCGTAACTGCCTTATGTGTTATGAAATATGAAAGAACGAAGGTATCTAATGTACCAACAACTCTCCATGTAATTGCTTTTAGTGCAGATCTTGATTTAGTTACTTTCATGATGGCCACTCCATATCATTTGGTCTTGTGATAATATCCCAGATCTTCGATAAAACCTTTTTAAGTTTTGTAATCATGAGATATACCTATTAGGAATAATGTCTACCAATAAATGAATGCGATGCAACGGACTCTTGTTAACCACAGAGTGAATCTTAGCATTATTTATTTCCCAACATTCTCCTTCTTTCATTGTAACTGTTTTTTCATCTACAGTAAAAAAGACATTCTGATTTGTTATGATTGGTATATGGTGTCTGCGAGAATGCATAAGGTAGTCACCACTATCACTATGTGGATGAATGTCTCCAAATCCTTTTAGTTTAATTAGAAGGCATTGTCCAACTTTACCATCATGTAATATCTCTAAATCCCTTACAATTGGATCAACAAGACTCATAATGTTGTCATCAAAACATAATTGTTGACCTTGGTATGGCGTATTAATACCCCACCCCAAAGGGTGAGTATATAAAAAAAATGACTCTGTAAATCTGTGTGTATATTCGCTGCGCTGCCTGCTTGTATTAATTTGCCATTCTGAATTAAATTTTTCAACAATAGACCGCAATTGAGAAACGTCAAATTGTTTGTGCATTGTTATGCTAAATTCTTCGTCCCTCTTGTACATTTTAGATACCTAACTCTTTTCGCTTTTGTGTGGCACTAATGGATTCAATTTCATCACCAAGTTTAACTTGTTCTATTTTATATCCAACGTCACGACCATAAACAATATTAGTAATGTTAGGTAATCTAAGAACCATTGATCCATCCATAAATGAATCTTTAGCAATATAATCTTTTACTTCATCAAACTTTAATGGATCTTTTTCGCTTGTTTTATATGTATTACGCACTCCCAGAAGTACCTGATCAGTTCTCTTACCTGCTTCTACATATAGAGCGTGATGACCCTCATGCCATGGTTGATATCGCCCAAGCATAAGTGTTGTTGGTGCAGACCAATCATGCAAGCCAAATTCTTTAATTATTACGGATGCTTTATCATCTGCATCAAGAATGTGGCTTGGAAACGAGATGTCATATTGAGTTGGCTCTTCAAACATTTTATTTGTATCTTCAAAACGACTTTCCTTGATTGTTCTCATCCAAATAAGAATATCTGGCTTACCAAATGCTGCACGAGTTAAATCTGTTGGGCATACAAAGTCAACAATAACTGGAGCAACACCTTGCTTTGAAATAAGACGTGCCATCTCTCCCATGCGTCGTGCCTGTTCTAAACGATCCTCTGGCGTAAAGCCAAGATCTGAATTCACTGTTGCACGAACCTCATCTGCATTAAGATGAATAGCGTTAATACGTTCTTTTAATGCCTTCGCAAGTTCTGTTTTGCCAGAACCTGGCAATCCAATTATTTGAATAATCATTCTTCTGTTTCGTCCTCAAGTTTGTTCTCTGATAAACGTTCACGTTCATCTAATATTTCATACATAAATTGCATCATTTTATCGTACCCCTCTGGAGTAGACATAATACCGTTATAATGATGTGCACAAAAAAGTAGATCTCCAGATACTCCAGTTACCTTAACATAGGCCTGTGCAGAACATCTGTCACATCTATCATTTGCATCTAGTACCCACTCCCTTTTAGATACGGAAGGGTGTGTTGCCGTCATACTCATATTATACCTTTCGATTATCAGTGGAATAAAAGCCAGAGCCGTTAAAAACCGCTCCTACATTAGAGTATACACGAACTAGTGGTTTTTGGCAAGTTTCACACAAATATCCTGGATCATCTTCAGTCATAGCCCTAACTTTGATATATCTTTGGGCACAAGCCATGCAATCATATTCGTATGATGGCATTACTTTTTCTTCTTTGCTTTAACGTACCATATTGGTAAATTTAAATTATCTCCAGACCATTCATAGCCAAGTAGTTTAACAACAAACTTAATAATCTTAATACGCATTATTTTACCTTATTCCCAAATTTTGTCCAAAGTCTTTCATGCACAAAGTACAAAGCAGATTCCCAAAATAATTCCGCCAGAGCAGCAATACCAGCAATTTCCCATTCTCCTGTTAAAAGAAAAATTGTTCCTGCAACCATTGTCATGTGAACCAGTTGCCAAGTAACTGTTTTAAGTAGACTCTTTTTTGGTGTATCCATTACTTTACTCCCTTAATTCTTCTGTATGTTTCTTCATCTACAATACCATTTACTGGAAGACCTTCTTTTTTCTGAAAAGCCCTTACCGCTTTATCGGTAATTGGTCCAAACACACCTTCTGCTGGCTTAACACCAAGTGCTACTTGAACAACCTTAACTGAAGATCCCTTCGATCCTTGCTTAAATGGTTTAAATAATTTTACTTCTGGAACTTCGACACCTTGTGATTTAGCAACTTCAGCAAGTGCAACCTTCTTGTCTTCTAAAGGCATTGGTGCATCTGCATCTGGATAATCAACTACTCCGTATCCTGCAATGAATACTTGAAGACCTTTCTTGTTAGGACCGTATGCACGAAGTTTCTTTGCACACTCACCACCATTTGACTGACTACCCTTCTTTCCATCAGCGGATGTATTTCCTTCAATACACCAAGCAGTTCCATCACCATTATCTTTCAATACCCAACCAACATGGTCAATGTCACGACCACCAGGGAAGTCAAAATAAACTACCCAACCTGGCTGTGGTTTGTTACCTTTAACAGGAACCCACTTGTTCATCTTTTTAAATGCTGCTACACCAGCAGGTGTATAAACTGTATTTGGAACTTTTACACCAGCCTGATTAGCGGACCAGTTAACAAACGATCCACACCATGGCAAGAAATTTGCCTTTGTGTATGCACCATATTTTGTTTCATTATCTTTTGGACCTTCTACGGTTCCAACTTCTTTTTGAATCACTTCAAGTAGAAGTGCTCTTGTACCTTTTTCTGCCATTTTTCCTCCTAGTGTTACCTGATAATTTTTGTATTATAGGTCTTTTCCCACTCTATTATATCACTCTCATCATTTAGTAGTGGTTGGCCTTTAATATTTAAACTGGTATTTAATAATATAGGAACACCAGTTGCCTTATAAAATTTTTCTAAAACAGCATACAATCCAGGATGCTGTTCTTTAGTTACTGTCTGAACCCTAGATGTGCCATCAATATGCACCACAGAAGGTATTAAATCTGGCTTTAAACATCTTGGGGTATATTGCATATATGGGGATTCATACTTCATGTCAAACCATTCTGAGGCGTGTTCTGCCATTATTACGGGGGCAAAAGGTCTAAACAATTCACGCTTCTTAATAAGATTTACCTTGTCTTTAATATTTGGATCTCTTGGATCAGCAAGGATACTTCTATTTCCTAATGCCCTTGGACCAAACTCTGCTCTACCGCTTGCTACTGCAGCAATTTGATTTGTCATAATCTCATTAAAGATAGCATCAACTGGATACTTTCCTGGAATATTATATCCAAGATATGGTCCTTCCCATTTTACATGTTTTGCACGAAGAGCAAGGGCAGCACCCAAAGAACTACCAGCATCTCCAGGATTTGGCATGATCCAAACGTCATCAAAAATATCCCAAAGCATTGTATTGGCTGAAGCATTTAATGCACAACCACCCATAAAAACCAAATTCTTATATTCTGGTAATAGTTCTCCTCGAACCATTATCATAAACTCCCACAATCTTTCTTCATACACCTTTTGAACTGAAGCAGCAATATCAAACTTATCTTGATCAGTCAAGATGTGGTATGGCCAATCTTTAATTCCTTGATGGTAATTATATTTTTGTGTTTTAATATCAGGGAAGTAGGACCAAACCTCTTTGTAATATGTGTCTGGATTTCCATACCCTGCCATACCCATTAGAATATATTCTTCTTGATTTGGCATTAAACCTATCAGTTGTGTAAATGCAGAATAGAATAAACCGAAACTTAATGGATATTTTATTTCTTTAACAAGTTTGATATCCTCTCCATCTCCTACCCAAACAGTAGACGTAGAAAATTCTCCAATAGCATCTAAAACAACAATTGCTGCTTTGTCAAATGGACTTGTATAATATCCTGCACAAGCATGGGTGTAGTGATGCTTAAATGATATATCAAACTTATGTTTTGGCTTCCAATCTGCAGCACCACCACGTAAAACCAATCTTAACTTTTTAAGTCCAGGCTTTTCATAGTATGCAATTTCATCTGGAGTTCCTCCGTATCGCTCTGCATCTTTCCATAACTCATTATTGGTATACCAATCATTTTTAATCTTGCTATATCTTTCTGCGTGTCCAGCAAATAAAATAGAACTATTTTTAATTACAGCAAGTGCAGCATCGTGAGATGTCTCATTGAATCCAAATATTTTCATTATTCTTGTCCAGTGGAATCTCTTTTAGCAGAAAGGGGAACATTGTGATACCAATTTGGTAACGCATATCTTGGACCTTTTGTAACTGGATGAACTTCATGAACATACAAAAAGTTAGATGGGAAGAACAAAACGCTTCCTGGATCTGGTTTAATTACAAGGTCTGAATGTCTAAACTCTATCTCTCCGCCCTCATAGTCATCATTGAGATAAAGCAATACAGATAAAACTCTTGTACTAATTCCTTGATCTTGATGAGCAGGAAGGTGTCCAGTTTTTTCATACTTCAATAAATGCATTGTATGTTCTCTAGACTTAATGTTCTTTTCTGCAAATGGATATAAGTCTTTTGTATAGTGATCAAGCGTTATATCTAATGCACCAAATAGTTCTGAAGAAATAAACTTTTGTTCTTCACCATATATATCATTTGCTGGAATGTCTTTGACTTGTGGAATAAACTTCTGCATGTTAAACGTCAGCATGCTTTCACCCTCGCCATATGTCCAAGGAACCCATGGCTTTACGGATGTTTGATTTGGTCCAGGCTTATCAGTAAGCCATCTATTCTCAAGTTCTTCAACAGCATCAATAATCTTTTGTGGTTCTTTAATTACATTTGTATAATAAACTAAACCAAGATCTAAAACTTCATAATCAAACATGGTTAAGTCCATATTCTCTTGCAAGCCACTTTGGTCTTTGGCCTGGGAATAGGAACTCTGGATCTGCATTTTGTGGCAAACTAGTATGCATATACAGTGCCGTATATCTATTGCCCTTAGTTACCGTTGTAATACCATGTACATATTCTGTTCCAGCACTTGGGAAAAATACCGCCGAATATTTCTTAGGAGCATAAACAACATTTTGGTTTGGAAAATAAATTCTTCCACCTTCAAAATCATCGTTAAGATACATAACGGTACTCCACTCAATCCATGGTTCTGGGCCTTGTGCATCAATGTGTAGGTCTCCCTTTTTACCTTCTGCCCACCAAGATCCAAACCCTTTGAATACATATATATCATGCATATACCCATTGAGTCTTCTGTGGTCTTCGTTTGCTTTCTGTCCATACTTAACAAGTACTTCCATAACTTGCTTGTTATAAGGAAGAGAAGTTCCTCCAAATCTTTTCTTATAATAATCTGGATAATCATTAACCTCAGAAGGATTTTGCATTTCTCTAACTAAGAGATCTGCATCTTCTGGTGTAATGTAATTTTCTATAACATGAATTCTATGGCCATAGGTTTCTGGTCCGTGTGCCTCTAAATAGTTTTCTGGATTTGCTACTTCGATCATTTTTTCTCCTCTTATTATTATACCACTAGTGAACTGCTTTGGTGGTAGCAGTATATCTTCTAGCATCAATTTGATTAAAATTTAATTTTTCTGGATCATATTGAACATCATTAGTTTCAAATGGTAGTGGTTCTAAACTTTTGAAATCAAAGTTGTGTCTTGTGCAGAAATCATCTACCGTTAAGTCCCTGCCAAGAATTGATCCACAGCAATTAATACCAGTCCTTAGCATTGTGATTGCTTCATTGTAATTATGATTTATTGAAAATGGTACGTACAGTGTTTCCATAGTTGGCTTACCAGCAAGAGTATAAAAATCTGTGGGCATTGCAAAAACTGGAATACCCCTTGTAAATAAATCTAGGGATAGGACTTCTTCCACACCATTATATTTTATATAACTTGGATAGTTAAGATTAGACATTGTTTTCTTATCACCAAATATTAGATCCCTATCAATAAAATCTGTTTGAACAATTTCAGAAGTTTCAATTTTTTCTTTTTGTATATAGAATACATTCTTTGCGGATATAGCAACTTGGTGATTACCAGAAATTATCTGATTTGGCTTACACGCCTCAATTAGTTTTACATCCCAATCCTTAGACAACATAACATTGTCCGACAACAACATAAAATATTTTGATTTGGACCACATTGCATTTGATGCTCTTAGGGCTGAATGATTTGTAATCCAATCCCAGAATAGGTGCTTATATCCAACACCCATTTTTTCAAAGGTATCTTTTCTATCTAGTGGATGTTGATCATATATACCTATACCAATTGAATGTTTCTTACTTGAATTATCTATAATCTGTTGAATAACATCTTTAAGATGTTTACCCTTATAAGAATAAATAAAAATATTTATGTCTACATTATTCATCGTCATGCTTGACTTCTTTCATCAATGCATTTTTGATACCATAAATCTTACGTCTCCAAGCAGTTTCTTTATAATAACCATATAGTCTGGATCTTCGATTCTCTGCCATAAACTCATGTCTTTCTAAATCTGAATCTTTTTCTGCTAATTCCATTTCCCAGTTTTCTCGTTTAAATGGTATCATTTGAAATATTGGTGTTCCCTTTGGAATTGTTCCAATGAAATTTTTCTTTAAAAAGAATGCGGTAAATACTGGTAGTCCCCAAATATCAGCCTCAACAACGCCAGACATTGTATAGAATGGAAGGTCGTGTCTATTCATTGGGTGGGTAATAAGAACAGAGTATCCAGGTGGTGTTTCATAATACCAGTTCATTCTCCATCCGTAATGGATTGGATGACACCCATCTGGCACTGGTAATTCAATCGTTGGTCTTTTATCAACCATCATTACTTCACCATTCCAAGACACAATTGGCTTACCGTGCTTGGTTTGATCTACGTGAACATCATCTTCTAGGACATAGTGATATCCACCAGTCATGGCATCAAAGAATGGCATACACATTTTAGTAGCAACCATTGCTCCGTCTGCACCAATATTATTTTTTACACCAAGAGTAATATCATCATTTGACTTATCAAACTTTGCAAGACTTCTGTACCATTCAGGCACATTCTTTACCGCTGGCTCTGGTGGCGTAAGTCTATGCTCATAACCAGTAAAGGCTGGTGTAAATTTAATAATGTTAGGATCTGTCACTTAAATTCTTTCTTTGCTCTATATTTATTTTTATAAGAGTGAACAAAATTACTTCTAAGTTTAAATCTTTGTTTTGTTAATTCTGCTGATGATTCAGAAGTTGGAACTAACTCCATCTTCCAATCTTCACGTTTAAATGGGATGACTTGAACAAGAGGTGTTCCTTGTTTAATTACACCCTTAAAATCTTTTTCAATAAGAATAGATAGGTGACCATCTGTAATAAACTTATCTGTGTCAATGAATCCCTGTATTGCTAAGAAAGGTAAGTGATCTTTGTGCAAGGGATGCATGAAAAGTGTGCTATAACCTTCTGGTGTTTTAACTGCCCAGAATGGCATAACTCTAAACAATTGTTTGTGATACTTATTAGTATCGATTGGATAATGATCGTATTGTTCTGGAGCATGTACAGCAAACATATCATTAACAAATTGCTTCATCGTCAACGGAACTGAGAACTCAATCTTTGCTGGGTTTGTTGCATCAATATAAACATCGCATGGAAACGGAATGACATACCCTGCTGTCATAGCATCAAAAATTGGCATACAACGTTTAATAGTTGATGATAATTCTCCCTTTGGAAGGAACTCGTCATCCCTTACAGATGCTGGCTGTCTCTTATACCAGTCTGGTGTATTTTTGATTGCTGGTGTTGGTTCTGGTGCGAAAAATGTTGTTCTTTCGCTAAACGGATAAAACCGAATGATGTTCATAGAACTCCTTTACTCTATTAACAATTATATCATCTGCCTCAAAAACCATATCAAACATTGGCTGTTGTCTTTTAATTTTGCCAAAATTCTCATTGATCATATGGGGTCCAACTTTTTTAAAGGCAAATGTAACAAATGCTGGCTCAATATATTTTTCATCGCCAGTGGTTTTTGTATAACTATATTCTGTTGGATTAATATAGAATGGTGAGGCAGCGTCTGGTTTTTCAAACCTCACATTGATGTTTTCATCTATAAACCACGGAACATAAAACTTATAAAAAGAATTAAAACAATCATCTGTCAAATCAAAGGTTTCTTTGGTTTGATAGTATTGCCTTATCCATGGACGATCTAAATTAAAAAATGCCCTAGTGTGTTGTCTTACTAGCAAAAAGAATTCAGCATGATTTCCCTGCCTAAGTCTAACTGTATTGTTTTCAATCGATACAAGTTTTGGTGCTGGGTATAAATTCCTTACATAGTTGTTGATTGGCTTGATTATTGAGTCTTTATATTCACTCTGCATGACTTTAGAATATGTAATCCAATTTATATTTACCCTGGATTTTTCACTAATATCAGAAAAAACTGGGTCCCATGTTTCTTGCCAAATATGAAAATTATATTTTTGATCTGTTAGGATTTCTGGTCCTTGCATTACAAAACCTTTCGACAACTCATTATACCAACACATTCATCAGAGCCTCCTGTAGGATTTGAACCTACGACAACTCGCTTACAAGGCGAGTACTCTACCCCTGAGTTAAGGAGGCGTAGCCCTAGAGAGAATTGAACTCTCGTTTCCAGATTGAAAATCTGATGTCCTAACCACTAGACGATAGGGCCTAAGCGATCCCGAACGGACTTGAACCGTCGACCTCTTCCGTGACAGGGAAGCGTTCTAACCAACTGAACTACGGGACCTCAGAGCGAATAGGGAGAATCGAACTCCCACCTTCTGCTTGGAAGGCAGAGGCACTACCATTATGCAACATTCGCAGTGTCTAACTTTGTTGTTGCGTCCTAGTTAGACTTAGGCACAGAGGCAGTGCACTGCATGTGATGATGTGTGACCGACACTTTCGTGTTACAGGGACAAACATACGCTATGCTGGTCTGGCAGGTCTCGATCCTGCGACATCTCGATTAACAGTCGAGTGTTCTACCAACTGAACTACAGACCAAAACCTTTTATGCTGCTGCTTTTACAATTTTAGATGTAACTGCATCAGATGACCACATTGCTGCAAGTGCTGCAGTGGCAGATGAAGATGTATGTGCTACTAAGCCAATAGTAGTTGAATAACTAAACTTAGATCCATCATCAGAGATTTTTACAAAGTAATCTGTATCAGCATTAAACTGTCCAAGTGCACTTCCAACTTCATTGGCATGTACTACTGAAGCAGTATCTACAATGCATGCTGGATAGTTTACTGGCTTAGCCTTGTCATTGCCAGTAGATGCAAAAACCAAAATACCTTTTTGCTTTAACACTGTAATAATTCTCTTAATTTCTTTATCTGCTGTATCTGGTGTCCATGGTGCAGATGCAATTGGCATACATGGTTTAGTTGCATGATTAAAATATCTTGAAAATGAGACAGCCTTTACCATAGATGCATTCTTTTCAACCCACTGCAAAGACGAGATAAATTGTGCTGGAGTCATTTCTGTTTTTGCATTTGCTCCACAAATTGCAATAATATTTAATGCTGGATTTTGCAATTTTGCAACAGCGTACATTGCTGTACCATGATTGTATGGGCTTGATGCCAACGCACCAGAAATAGGTGCAGTTTGTGGACAAGATGTTCCAGATGGTGTAATTGGATTCAGTGCAACATTAGACTGAAAATAAGAATCAATAATGACAAGAGACTTAGTATCTGCCTGTGCTTGAACTGGTACTACAACTGAAAATAGTATTGCTACTAGTGCTATGATTTTTTTCATTTTATTCCTTTTGCTCTTACGATATCATCAATCTGATGACATGACAACATGGGTCGCCTCCTGCTTCCCATTCTTCTAACTCTTCCTCACCCATATATTCGTATCCGCCATCGTGGGTATTGCAATATGGGGGTGTTACCCAACCACGATCAATACCATTAGAAAGCCAAATACCAAACTCTGTTTCCTCTGGAGATAAATCTTCTTCATGTGTGTGATTCATACTATTAATTCTACTACTTACCGTTCCACTTGTCAAGTTCTTTTTTGAGCATATCTAGCCCCATAGGACCTAATTTCAATGCGTACATATGCCATTTTTTGAGATTAAAATTGTCACCTAATTTAGTTTTTGATTTTTCTCTGGCTTCGAGCCAAATACGCTCACCAAGTTTATAGGTGATTGCTTGTCCTGCCCAAGAAATATATCTTTTAACTTCATTAACAGCATAGTCATGTGTTAATAATGCTTGCTCTTCCATAAATTTTACAGCCAAGTCTGGTGTCCATGTTTCACCATATGGACTTTCATATTCTAAGTGCAACCCAATATCAACAACTAACCTTGCTGCTCTCATTGCTTGGCAAAGTAAGTATCCCATTTTATATCCAGGATCTTCAAAATAGCCAAGTTCATCCATTAGTGTTTCTGCATATAAAGCCCATCCTTCACCATACCCAGAATTCCAAGCATCTTCTCTTTGATATCTTGTCAGTGTTTCTTTGTTGTATGTTGCAGTTGCAATTTGCATATGATGGCCAGGCACTGACTCATGGAACCATGTCGAATAATTTTCCCATGTTGTAAACTTTGTACGTCCCAATGTTGGATAATATGTTCTTCCTGGTCTCTCTAAATCATCTGAAGGTCCTTTGTAATATGGAGATTCATCAATAGTATCTTCATCCATGATCACTTCACATTTACGAATAACAGCAGGAATTGTAAAATACTCACCACTTAGATCCGCAATTGCTTGCTTAGTTATTTTATCTAAAAACTTTTTAAAATTATCTTTGCCCTCGATGGTGTAGTCTGGACTATTATTTAAAAAATTTGCAACCTCTGTCAAGGACTTGGCATCTGGTTTAATTTTTTTGGCAACATCCCACATCTGCTTATGAATATTTTCTAAATCTTTGAAGCCAGAAGCATATACCTTTTTAGGATTAATCATTAAACCAGTTTGAGACTTTACTAGTTTTATGTATCTTTCTTCACCCACAGCAAACTTATCTAAACAGGTAGGAAGGTATTTAAGTTCTAACCAAGTAGAGACTTGCTCACATGCGATCTGCGCTTCCTTTGCAGCCTTTAAAAGTCTTTTGTCAGCATCATCAATATCTTTGGCAATTTTAACAAACAAACCTTCTGCATAATTATTTAAAATATCAATCAAATATTCAACACGTAACTTAATTCCAGGCTGACCCAATGCTGATACGTCTTTCAGTGATGAGACCCATTGTGTAAGTGCCGTTGGAATTTTTTCCATACGCTTAATAATATTTAAAACATCTTTCCTTGTTTCTTTAGGCATGACCTCAAAAACTTCAAACATGGATTGTGGCTCTGAAAAAACTGAGCCGAAGTTTACATAGTTCCAATTGTCATCAGCATCTTCTATGTAATCATTAATATCAAACAAGATAACCTTTTTTGCAATCTCATCATAGCGATCAATTGGCTCTACCTCGCTGATTTGTTTGTAATATTTTTTTGCTATCTTTAAAAATGGGTCTACCTCATGGTAGGCATAGTCGTTCCAGTCTGAATTTTGGTCTGTATCATTGGCAAAGGTTGAAGCGATAGCATCATATTCTAAAGACTTAAGGCTATATTCTTCAGACAGCCTAAAAATTTCTGATCGATGCCTTGCCATTTTATCCTCTTTAGGTAGTAGTAAACCCCCCATTAAGGATGGGGCATACATATAGTATACCAGCCCTTAAGGGGGGTGTCAATTACCACTATTAATGATTAATTAACCCTTTTTTGATCGTGATCTACGCTCTTCAACCACCATGTCTTCTACGGTAATTGCATTTTTGTCTACAGTAGAGAATGCTGAATTAATCTCATCGATAGTTAGTTTGCCATCGTCCATAAATGCACGAGCCAACTTTTCAACTACTGCTGCAACTGCTGTCAAACCAGCAACGGTAACTGCCTTAATTGTAGAGATACCAGCAATAGCACCAGCACCAATGACTGCAAGGCCATTAGCAGCAAAGACTGCCACGATACGCATAATAATATTCCAAATATTTTTTACACCTTTCATTCTAGTCCTCCTTTCTCAATGGAATGGATATTAACCAAACCACTGTAGTAATAAGAATTGCTATACCAACAATATCTCTTGCTGATCCTGTAAGGGTTAGCCAAGCAATAAAAAATCCAAGGAGAGTAAATGCTTGAGCAATTATTTCTACACCTGCATCTTTTAGCCATGTCATGAATCCCTTTATAACTTTCTTAATCATTTTCATATTTACCTCCTCATACCAATAATCGTACTTGCAATTTGAGATACAATGACTACTGGGATTATTACCTCTTGTGCTTTTTCTCTCTGATCGTCTGTCATATCCATACCTAACTCAGAGAAATTAGATAGGAGTTCTAGTGGGTCTACATTAAATAATGCACCAAGTGGATCTTCTAAAAATGCTTCTGCTTGTACCTCTGTAACAGCGTCTGCCAATGTAAATGGCATTGGGGTATCTCCAGCATCACTTGCTCTTGCTGAAAACTCAACAAATGCTTCTGCAAGTGCTGGATTAGATTTCATTTGATTTGCAATTTGTCCAATTTCTGATGTTTTAATACCAAGATCTTTTGCAACCTCAGCCTTTGCCTCTTGAGTTAAGGTTTGCAGTGTTTGGCTAACTGCTGCTATTTGTTCGGCAGAAAGTTTAACTAATTTATTATCTTTGCTTGTAAGGTTTGCAATAACTCCAGATAAATCTTCTGTTGTTCCAGTACCCTTTTCTGGAATAAGTGCTGCCAATTCTTCATCTTTTATTTCAGGATTAGTGGTTGGTTCGGTAGTTGGCTCTACTGTTGGTTCTGGGCCAGGTGTAGGCTCTGGAGTTGGATCTATTATAGGCTCTGTTGTAGGTTCTACCGTTGGCTCTGGAGTTGGCTCTGGGGTAGGATCAATTGTTGGTTCTGGATCTGGGGTAACTTCAGGTGTAGGTTCTGGGGTAGGTTCTGGAGAAACTTCTGGAGTAGGTTCAGGTGTTGGATCTACGATAATTGTTGGTTCTGGAGTAGGCTGATTTGCTGCTGCATTGGCTGCTGCTTGTGCAATTGCAATTTGAATTTCTCTTTCTTTTTGTTTATTATAATATTCCCATGCATCTTCTATAGCATTATTCATATCTATTATTGCTTGATTGTAATTATCATTAGCAGTATTCTTATTAGATAATGCATTTTCTGTATTTGTAACAGAAGTATTATATGCTGTTATTTTTTCCTGTAAAGTTTGATTATATGTTGTTAGTGTAGAATTGGCACTATTATATGCAGTAACTTTATTATTATAATTTGTTTGTGCTGTTGCTTGATCTTCTACTGCTTGATTATATGCATTAGTCTGTGCCTGTGTTGGTCCAGAACCAGAAGAAAAAGTATTTAAATTGCAACTAAAACCTACACCCCAACCACCAGTATAGTCACATCCTGCTCCAGTCCATCCTCCAGGAATAGCCCATCCAAGATAATAAGATCCTGGACCACCACCGTTATACCACCAAATTTCTACATCTAATGTTTTATTTTGGCTAACATCATATACTGGTGAATAAGCACTCCATCTTGCTCCCTGTTCTACCCAGTTATCAATTGCTAATTGACCATTGACATACATTTTAAAACCATCGTCTGTATACCCTGCAAAATAAGTTGAAGTCCAATGAGATGGAACTGTAATCTTTCCAGTAAACTTAACTACTATATTTTCATATCTATTACCACAGACTGGCAGGTACATAGAATTTGAATTCCAGGTACCAGAACAAATAACAGAATCTGGTACTGCTATGCTTGGCCAAACCCTAGCAAGGTTATAAACTGTGTATTGAAGTCCTTGACCACTAGCAGATTGCATATTTGCTTGGGTTGTTTGAACATTAATGTTTGCTAGATCTAGGGTATCTTGAGCAGCATTCTTTGCAGATAGTGCTGTTGCTACCGTTGAAGTTTGACCATCAACTGCAGATTGTGCCAAAGTCTTTTCTTCAAGTGCAACCGCTTGAGCATTTACTGCATCTTCATAGGCTTGGTTTGCTGCATCTCTTGAGTCTCGTGCTGATACGGCAGCATCATATTTATTTTCTGCTATATCTATTAGGTTTACAAAATCAGTCTGATAGTTTAAGTCATCAACGCTGTTATTAAGTTTTGTTATTTCTTGTGCAGCAACTGATATAGGGTCGTCTGAATTAGCGTCTGTAGGGGCTATTAAAAGCCATCCAAAGGCTAATATGGTGGCTGTTGCTATGCGTATTAATCGTTTTATTTGCCTTCCCCCTTGCAGACGAATGTCTGATAGGATGATTATACCATTTTATTGCAAAAAAAGAGGGCCAGTATATAACTGACCCTCTAATTTATAAGTTAATTACTTAACTAGTGTAACCTTTGCCTTTGGATTCTTTGCATTCCACTTCTTAGCAAGATCGTTGAATGCCTTCTTAATTGCAGCAAGAGCAGCAGCATTGTCTGCCTTCAATTTTGCAATTTCAGCATCCTTAGCAGCAATTGCAACTGCTGTTGCTGAATCTGAAGCAGCCTTTGCATCTGCAAGTGCCTTTGTAGATGAAGCCTTTGTTGCAGCATGTGCAGCAACTTCATTTGCAAGAGCAGCATCTGCTACAGCCTTAGCAGCAACTGCTGCATCTGCGATAGCCTTTTGTGCTGCAAGTTCAGACAAAAGATCACGAACTGTGATTGTCTTAACTACGCTTGAAGTAACTGTGTTGAATCCTGCTACTGCAGTTGCAACATCAGATGAATTTGTAACAGAAACAACAATGGTTGAAGAACCAGTTGCTGGAAGTGTTACCTTAAATTCTGCCTGACCAAAGTTAGACAAAGTTGCGCCAGTTGTAGCGGTTGTTGTATCAAGAGTTCCACCAACAACAAGTGCTGTTAGACCCTTACCTGATACCTTGTTACCAAATACGTCTGTTGCGGTTACTGTTGCAGTTACAACGCTTGAGGTTGTTCCAGCATCAGCAGATGAAAGTGCAATGGTATTAATCTTACCAGCAGTTCCCTGTACATAATATGTTAGTGTTGTTCCGCCATTTGTGATAGCAACTGTACCAATTGCTGTTGTCTTTGTATAGACATAAAATGTTGCGGTTGTTCCTGTTCCAGTTGCAATCGTCAAAGATGATGATCCTGAAGATGCAGATACTGGTGCAGCAGATGTGTGTAGTGCTGATACGATTGTTGCATTTGTTGCTACAACAGAAACGTTTGTTCCTGTATCAACTGTTGCAACAAACTTTAGTGCATCAGCAGCATCAACTGTGTTATCTGCTGGGACTGGCAATGATGCAGGCGTAGCAAGTGCGGATGCTGTTGTATTAGCAGTTCCGTCAAGTGATACAGCGACTGTCATTACGGCAGCACTTGCAGGCGTTGCCACGATTGTTGCGGTAGTCATGGCTGCAACCACGGCTAGGGCGATTTTCTTAAATGAATTCATTCATTTCTCCTTATATTTATATTTATATTGTTTTTAATCTATCCATAAAATCATCATCATTATCGATGTCTGAATCTTTACGAGTAGGTTTAAATTGTATCACACCATCTGGCTGCTTGTCAACTTTGGGTCTATCTTTGAAGGTGTGAATCTCTACAACCACATCTTGATATTTTGGGGTATAGGAGATTGCTCCAAAAATAGCACCACAGACAGCATCTGCCAAATCCTTAGATTTTTTACGGGGGTGATCAACTTTATCATTTTTCATGATTTTGAGTTCTGTTAACTCATTGAACAATAGTTCAATTGCTGGCATAACTAGTCGCTCTTCGTAAACTAGCATGGCCATATCCTCATAATGTTTCTTAGCAACAGAAACAGTATCAGTTCTCATTCCTACGGATTGGAGTTCATTTTGAATATCGAACGATTGCCAACGGTCAAACGATACCAATCCAATATTAAAACCAAGTCTTCGAAGGTTTTGTATCCATTGTTTTACCTCTGAAAGATTCACTGGACCTTCTACCTTTGGTTCCCACCATGCTACGGCATCTACAATTACTATTGGAGATACCTGCTGGTAATCTTTTAATACCTGCACATTTACCCACTTTTCCACGTGTGCAATAGCAACCGCACACTTGTCATGCTTTTGTGCAAGGTCAGCATGTACATAATAAATTTTATTTGGATCTGGAACAAATGTTTCTTCAAATCTTCTAAATTGATCTAATGGATTTCGTGCTGTCATACATGCTCTAACTTTGTCTGCCTGTTTGAAGAATGCGTCAGAAGCAAAAGTTGGTACGCAAGCAAAACGTTGCATTGCATCACCCATGTCAGTTAAGAATGCGATTTTAAAATCATCAACTTTTCTTGTGGGGTTGACTTCCCATGTTGGTCTCTTAAGAGCAAACACACCAGGATATCTGTATGATTTGATGTGATCTTCATCCCATGAAATTTCAAACCAATTCTCTGGATCATCTTCTGGCAAAAGTGGATTAATAATAAATCTATGTGTCTTAGTTATCGTTTCTTTATCAGCAATTACAGCATCATATCTTTCAGAAATAAAGTCTCCCTGATATCTTGGAAATGACAATAGGGCTACCTTTCCCAAATCTGGAAAACGAGAATCCACAGAAGCACGGAATGCTTTATAGATATTATCTGCAGTCTTACCTTGATCGTTACCCGTTCCAATCTCCTGAGCAAAACCAGAAATCTCATCAAGCACTGCCATAATAAGGTTCAAACCCTCATGTGATTCACGTTCTGAGTGACCTGAGTAAACTGTAATAGATTTGTCAAATTCAATAGAGTCTGCCTTTGCATTAAACTTACCAGCAAACCATGGAGATTTTTCAATCTTTGTTTTAAAGCCTTTAAAGAAAACGTTCTTAGCCTGTTGAGCGTTAATAGCAACGTTAATAATATCGATGGCATCTCCAGAAGGTTTTCCATAGTACCGTGCTGGATCTTTAAGGCAGAGCAACTTATAAACAGTATAAGCACAACCAACTGTAGAAGTAAAATCCTTACCAGAGCCTTTTCCTAGTTGTAGAATAATTTCATTTTTTGTATACTTATCATAATAACGTGCACCTTCTTCTTCACCAAGCAAGGACATCAAATCTTCTTTTTTATAAACCTGGCTCATTGCTTGCACGATATCATACTGAATATCTGATAATCCAGGTTGTGCAAGATAGTCTGGTGACTCTACAAATGTTTTTACATCTACTGGTACTTCTTCAAAATGATCGTCTTGAAGTGCCAATAAAAAATCATTGAACTCCATTAACCACCGTAATCACTTCATTTTCTTTTGCAATAGCAGATAACCTACGCATAATATCATCACGAACCTCTGGATACTCAGATGCAATATCTTTTAGAATTCCAACAAGGATTTCCTGTCGTCTTTCAATCTCAACCATTTCTTCTGCAAGTTCCTTATTTTCAAGTAGTCCTGCTTTTTGTAGCATATCAATACGCTTAGATTCGATATCCATAACAAGTTTAATGGCTGCGGTTTTTGCTCCAAGATTATTAGTCATAGACGCTTCATCAATAACTTCATATGATTTTGTTATCAATTTACTATAATGTGCATCAGCACCTACCAATGCTTCTTTTGCTCTTGCTCTGATGACAGCATTATCAGAAGCCATTTGCTTCCATTCATCAATGTACGCAACTACCCGTGTGCGTGGAATAGCCAAGTCTTTAGAAATTTGTGTTGGATCATTTCCCTTTAGGTACTCAGAAACTACATCATTGACTTGATCTAAATGCTTGACCAGATCTTCTTCTGCTGTCACTTTGAACTCTTTTCCATATATCTATTATACATTATTTCGGCCCATACCGTGTGGTATCCATTTCCATAATGATGGCCATCTCTAGCATTCATTGCATATTCATCATCTGGATTTTCTATTACATATTTGGCAACCATGTCATCGTCTAGAATATTGACATAACAGTTTAAATCTTGATAATGATTAAAATTAGAACGAGGTGCCCATGTGCCATAAATTAAATTAATATTATTTGACTTACAATATCTTTCTAGCATAAAAATATATTGATATTCTATTAATGGAATCGTATGCCAGAGTTCTTCTGAGATTTCTTCTGGCTCATGAATATTAACATAAATATGTTTTTGTATTGTTGTATCAAATGAAAGGAATCTTCTTGATACTGGGAAATTAATAAAGATTACATTTGGTTTGCCAAATGATTCAATATATTTATAAATATTAAAAACAATAGCAAGAATGCCTAATCCAGGTGCACCTATATTAAAAAATCCAGAAGTATTTTCTTTGTGATGAATTTTGTCATAAAGTCTTTTTGCCCAAATCTCATGCTCTTCTAAACCATCCCCAAAAGTATTAGAGCATCCAGCAAACAAAATATGAAGTCCAGCATGCTCTGTAGTAAAATCATCTGACCTATATTTATGTTTATTTAATCTAATTTTGGGATCATGTAGATATGGGTGTGCCTGTATTTTGGGAAAGTCTTTCTTGAAGGGGAAGGCTATTACTCTGTAGACAGAACCACTATCGGTATCAAAAATATCAGGCATTCTGTAATCTTTCTATCTCATCCTTAATATAGAAGATTGCTTTCTGTAAATCTTCAATTTGTTTCTTATCATCTTTGAGTCCTGCTCTCCAAAGATATTTAAAAGCATTACCAATATTAAAATTGCGATGTCTAGTAATTTGAATACACTCAACTCCAGATGGATCGCTAGTATAATGTAATGGGTGGTTAACCTGATCTACCGTAATGTTAAATTTATCTGTCATCGTCTGCTCTTTCTTAATTTGAATTTAGCCAAATATGCGTAGATAGTTTCTACACTTGCTCCACACTCTTTGGCAATTTCTTGTGGAGTTTTTTTATCCACAATAAAACGTTTTTTAAGCCATGCTTCGTTTGTATATAGTCTAGCACTCATCTTCTTTTTTGTCAACTCGTTCCATCTGTTTTAATTTATCCCAATATCCATTTTTGTTTCCCTCGTATACCTGGCCAGTTTCCCTGTCAATTAAAATCCATTTTGTGGGTGCTTTTGTTTTTACAACTAAGAATACTGGCTCGTCTTCTTCTGGAAAACTAAATGGTTGTCTATTAGTCATGCAAGAGCCTTTTCCCAATTGTTCAATGCCCAATGACCTATGCCACACGCATCCGCTACATCATAATCATCTATGGTTTTATCATAAATAACATCTATCAATTTAATAGTTCTTTTTTTTCTATAATCTCTTTCAAAACTTTTATACCAAGAATCTGATTTTCCAGGGTTCTGTTGTCTTAGTACCAACTGTTCCTCTTTGGTTAATCTTTTATTTCCTAAGTAGTTTTGCCATGTGATTGGGGATACCTTACCGATACCCTTGATTCCAACAACTCCAGCAGAACCAATAATTGCACCTTGAACCAAAGCAAGATCAGCAGCGGTTTTAGGGCTATTCATAAAAACCGTATGCTCAATAATCAAATGCTCAGTATTATCAAATAATGGATTTTTAAAAAAGGCCTGAACCTTTTGTGATGCATCAATACATTTTTGATAGATATCTTTGCCATCAAAATTTATTTTTCCAACTAATTCTATTTTGCCAAAAACAAAAAGACAAAAAGCAAGACTATTAGTACTTGCATCAATAGATACAAATTTGGATGGCATTTGTTTCATTTGCTATTTCCCTTAATCTGTTTTAAAGCCTTTAGTACTTCATTTGGATTAACGCTACACTTAATGCATAGTGGGTCATCATTATATATAGATAGCGGTGACCCACATGACTTGCATTTACGATCCTTGCCTTTTCTTTTTTGTCTTCTTGTAATGAGGTAACGCTGCGCTATTTTTTGTTTTGTAGCAGCAGCCCTACACTCATCTGAGCAATATACCTGATAGGTTATTGCTGTAAAGAATTCAGTATCACACCAGTTACAATGCTTCATTCCCTAACAACTCCAGAGGTTTAATTTTAACTACCCCTGTTTCGGCCTCAGCGCATGCCTTCTGAATCGGACATACCTTGCAAATTTTTGAGTTTGCACGATATGTTTTTTGTGGAAGTTCTTTGTTCTCCCAAGACTTCCGAACCGTTCTCATCCAATCAAACGCTTGGTCTACCCACCTGCGGTAATGATCACTTACTTGAACAGGAATAACCATTAGTTCATGATTATTTTTATTCTCGTAAATCAAAGCACCCAAATCCTTTTTAAGTATCTTCATATACATAATAAGTTGCATTAGGTGTCCATCTTTTGGTTTTCTACTTGCTTTCTTGTATTCAAAGCCTTCGTTTGGCATTGTTTTAATTTCACCAAGAATAGTATTGCCATTATAGTTCAACATCGCATCCCCGTAACCAGAAATAGGTGGATCTTGATATTTAATTCTAAACTCAAGAGCAGGGTGTTTCTGTGTCTTGTATTTGCTTGGCTCTGGATCAAACTCCATCGTTTCATCTAAAAGACCAGCATCCATAATAGCATCTTGAATTCTGTCATGACTGAGTGTTCCGCTTGTTCTATTGGCTACACCATATGCATCTGCATTATCATGAAAGATTGCTCCCTCAAATGCTAAATACCAATACCTTGCACATTCGCCAGCACCATAAGTTAGTGTTGACGGAGCAAAGGTTGTCTTCTTTTGAAAACGTGGCTTAATTTTTGCAGTATAGCCAGAATTGATTGCATCAACTAGCCCTTCTGTAAAGTCTGTATCGGAACTTGTTTTCTTAGGTTCTGATTTAATCATTACTTGTTTTAATAGATTTTTTGTCATTTTTATTATCGAGTAATATATTTAAGAGCAGAAACCAAATCATTAATTGATTCGGCTGCTGTATAATAAATATTCTTTTTTGCTCTATCTCCTTTATCTACATTAGTCATCCATGTTGCTTTAAAAGCCATTTTTGCTGCGATAGCCTGTAACCTTACTATCTCAATTGTAGCAGTATTGATTGGGATATCTGGTTTAATAATTAACTTAGCAATAAAGGTTAGGGCTGTAGTTAATTCTTCGTCTTCCATAAACTCTGCAACTTCTGCAAGTCCATTCACCATCTCAAGGGTGGTCTTACTTGGTGCTTCAATTGTCATTACATTGACCTCATATCTATTCCATCTAACATGCCTTCGTCATTCCATAACTTAAATGCTGCCATCATATCTGGCCGTGATTGTAGTTCATCTAAATACTTTTTGCGTTCTTGTGGTGATTTCTCTGGATCAATAGGATTATCTTCACCAGTAAATCTATAATTATCTGTAGGGCAATAATCCATACTAATAATTTCACAAAATTCATCATTTTTAAATTTACGTTTTGGTCTCCAATGTATTTGATTAACTGCACTGAAGACAATCGTTTGTCCAGGAGTCAACGTATACTTGGTAAAGTTGCTCGTATCATTCCAATTGCCAACATAAAGATCCCATTCAATATTTGAATCTAGGCAATAATTCACTGTAATTAAATTTTCATCTGCATCTAGATGTGGTGGTAGGGATGGATTATTATCTCCGTAACCCCACTTGCGATTATAATCAATATAGTTGTAGTGGCATAATGCAACGTCTCCGTTATAAAGAGGCTTTGCAATACTGTCCAAGGTATCTTCACAGTCTTTGGGCATATCAAATTCAATTAGCATTCTAGACATGTTTCTTGCAATCTTTGGCTGATACCGACTTCTGAAATCAGATGTTCGAATGTAGCCATCTTCAATTCTATCCCCAATAACAAATGGCTCAATCTTTCGATTTTCTTCAATTAGATTTCTTAAACTATTTACCTGCTCAACAGAAAAAAGATTATCTACATAGAATGGCAAGGGCCTATTGTATTTGTCAAATCCAGTAAGGTAATCATGCAGTTTTCTCATTCGAGAACCCTCCGTTTGCAAAATACCAATCCTTGTACAATTTTGCTTTTGCATCTACAAACTTCTTTGTAGCCTCATCTTTTGGTGGCAATGTTGGATCTGTGAAATGACAGAATATCATTTCTACATATTGGTCATCGGAGAATTCTTTTGGTTCTCTCCAATGAATTTGATGTGTACCAGAAAATGTTGCTGCCTGATTATTTAATAGAGGTAGTGCTCTATGCTCAACGACAATGTTCCAGTCAACGTTTCCATCTAGTTGATAGTCAAACGTGAATTTGGATTCTTTGAAAGTTTCATCATAATGTGGGAATAATGATGGACGGAACTTTACCCCATCCTTTTCAGTATTCTTGTATATTGCATGACAGTATTCAGTCAAAACAATATTTTCATTGCCACTGATAACTATTGCATAATGTGTTAATTTATCTACAATATTCTGTGGGAGTTGTATAAAATTATTTAATTGACAGTGTGGAGCCACAAATGCGGAGCCAGTGCTTGCAACAACGGACTCCTTTATCTGACCAATCTCTTCTTCTGTAAAAACATTATCTACTACTACATTTGGTATATCGTATCTCATTTTTTCTCCTAGTTACTACTCTATTATACAGCATCAATCAGTTGTTCTAACATCTCTAATTCTATAATTGCTAGTCTTACCTTTGCATTACCCTCGCCCAGCACCACAAAAATTGCTGGATCATTACCATTCCGAATCGCATCAGTAACGGCCTTGGCCCAATTATCTTTATTTACTGTAAATCCTTTTGGGTATTCTTTAAAATCTACAGTAAAGTTATGCCATGTGGCATCACCTTTTTTAGTATTTCTGCCAGAGTTTTTATGTGGCTTGGCACCAATTCTTTTACTCTCCGTCTGTTCGCTCATAATCCTTTTTCTTTCTTTTTGCAAAAGAAACTTTGCTCAAATGCTTTTCTTTGCACATCCAAGTTGCCTCTTTTGTATCAGCATAGAGTCTTAATGTTGGTACTTCCATCTTGCATGTGTGGCATACAAACTTGCCAGAATAAACTGTATAGGATGCCACTAAGCACCTGAACCAAATCTAAAAAATACCATCTTAAGAAATTCACCCTCTGCAAAAGTTTTGTCTACCCTAGAGTGCAACTGTCTTACTGGATCCATTACTAGCGCATCATTATCTCCTAAAGTATAAATTTCATCATCTATACATAAATCCCAACTGGTATTTGATTCTAGTTGATAATTAATCATCAAGGATGAATCTCCGCCATCCTTGTGTGATCTTAAAACTGGCCTACCATATTTTCCAGAATACTCTACCGCCATAATTCCATGAGCCTTTATGGAATGATGATTAGTGCCATCTAAGTCATCTGCTATTTTTTGAATAGAAGGCATAATAGATTTTGGTATATTTAATTGCTCAACATCTAAACGACCCATAAATTTATGCACTACAGTTTTAGTATTTTGTCCTTCTAGGTATCCTGGATCATCTAGGTATACTGTCTCACGAGAATTCTGCTCTCTTTCAATAAATGATTTTAATAGAGCAACTTGTTCTTCTGATAAAACATTTCTTACAATATATGGTTTCATTATGAGATCTTTCCTTTAATCTGTTCCTGAAGATCTAAATCTTCTTTGACACGATTAATAAATCCTTCTCTACCCTGAACTTTTGTTCCATCATCAAACTGGTACCATGCTCCAGTTCTATTGATTATGCCAAGTGATTCAGCAGTATCACAAAGATCGCCGATAGTGTCAATCCCAATAGAATCACCTCTAAAATAGAAATCATATTCACCAGACTGAAAAGCAGGAGAAGTTTTCGAAAACTGTAATTCCCATCTAACTTTGCGACCAATCTTTTCTTCAATAAGTTTGTCACCAACATGTATTTTTCCCTTCAATGCTTGGTTTTCTGATTCTGACGAAAATAATTTAATAACCGTAGAAGAATAAAACTTAGTAGCCTGACCACCAGTAGGCTGCTGGCTAGTATACATAGCATTAATATTATTGCGAGACTGGCTAATAAGGACAAGCAAAGTAGGCTTAACTTTATTGTTAGCATAGTTAAGCATTTTCCATGCATTGCTAAAGTCTCTAGATTCCGCTCCAATTTGCTTGGTATTCTCCAGTTGCTTGAGTTCATCAGAATCCTTTTCAAAATAGATTGCTGGAAGTAGAGATGTAATTGAGTCAACGACAATCATATCAACCCCAGCCTCCATCAATTGTACACCCACATCTACCATCTCATTAATTGTTCTTGCTTGAGAATAAATCAGTTTAGTAGTATCTACGCCTAATCTTTCAGCCCAAGTCTTATCATAAGACATCTCTGCATCGATCCATGCACAAATCTTATCCTCCTGTTGGGCCTGTGCAATCATTTGTAGACAGAGTGAGGACTTGGCAGATGATTTAGATCCCCAGATAAGTACCTGCCTTCCATACGGTAAGCCACCACCCAAAGCACGATTTAGTCCAAAACTTGGTGTGGCAGCAAACTCTGTCTTAGGCACAGCATCGCCTACAAGAATATTTTTACGTAACTTAGGATTTAAGTTTGCTAGTACTTCTTCTACTGTTACTGACATTAGAATCTTACCCCATGCTTCTGTGGACGATCTTTATTAATGTTAGCCTTTTCCTGTAAAGCATAGTCAAGGGAGACTGTGGTATACCCTGCCTGTACAAGACCAGCATATAGATCTAGTGTACGAATAAAGATATCTGCAGTTTCCATTGCAATCTCTTCTTCTCCCTTGTCCTTACGAATTGCTTCCATAAGTTCTGTGACCTCTGATACAATCATCATACATTGTTTTGCAATAAAAATATCATCAGTTTCATTAGGCCAAAAACCTTTTGCTACTGCCGTTTCGTGTAATTGTTCTGCTAAATCATCAAGCATTTATATCCTCCAATATAACCGTTCCATCTTTTGTCTTGCCAAAATCAAACTTATAAACATTTCCTTCTTGTATTTTCATATATGCTTTAGCAAATGCGGTAGGAAATACAGTAACAGAATGTAAGTCTCTAGATGCATCCGCAACTGTGAGGGATGCCATCTTCTTGCCAGTTTTTGTAACACGTGGTTTAAATGATACCACGAACATCTCTTCATCTTTATATGGCAACATTCTATAATTTAAAAACTTAATTAATGCATTGTCAGATGTTTTAATTTCTTCAATTGGTACTGCAGAAACAACCCTGTTGTCATTAGCAAGTAAGATATACGTCTTGCCTGCTTCAATAGTTGTCTGCTCATCATCAAAAATACCAGTGCTACCAGTTTTATCTAGCAGTTCAACTCTTGACCATCCCTTTGCTCTCTTAATTCCTTTTATCATGCCCATCATAATAAAAGATCCCTTTTCTTCATAATCTTCTACAGGTGTAATAAATGCATGATAGTGAGATGGAACTGTCAAATTAAATTCTGGTAAGTTTAAATATTCGTAGAGGTTTTCTTTAATCTCTTCGTCATTTCTTGGGTTGTCACTAAATGTTGCTGCACCGACAACACGTAATGCTTGAAGAGCACGGCTGTTAACTCCGTTTCCCTTAGTAAAAGTAAACTCCTCAAGTTCAGAATACGAATTGAAAGGCCTAGCAGAGATATACCTCTCAGCAATTTTATCTGATATGTACTTAATACCAGAAAGACCAAATCGTATACCCTTACCCTCAATTTTAAAATCAATATCTGAATCATTAATATGAGGTAGTTTAATGCTGATCCCCATTCTCTTTGCTTCAATAAGATATTCAGTCCTCGCATCTTTATCCTTTTCGTTCTTTAGTATTGAGTACATAAACTCAAGTGGATAGTAATATTTCAACCATGCTGTCCAATAGGAGAGGGTTGAGTAGGCCACTGCATGTGACTTGTTAAAAGAATATCCTGCGTGGGCTTCGAAATCATGCCATAGGTCAAGAGCGTTATTAGGACTAATATACTTACTAGCACCAGTAACGAAACGATCTTGGAAGGCGTTAAATTCTTTTGCATCTTTCTTCTTTCCAATAATCTTTCTAACTTTATCTGCTTCTGACATTGACATACCACCAAGTTCAACGCATGCCTGCATAACCTGTTCTTGATATAAAATACAACCATAGGTATCTTCTGTAAACTCTTTTAATACCTGATGTTTATAGTCAATGTTTTGACGACCATGCTTGCGTTCAATATAATCTTTTCCAATTGTATTCATTGCACCTGGACGTACCAGAGCATTTGATGCAGCAAGTTCTGCCAAATTCTTTACACCCATTTTAATGAGTAGGTTGGTGTATGGTGTTGCTTCACACTGGAATACGCCTTTGGTATATCCATCTGAAAGCATTTGATAAACATTTTTATCATCCATATCAATAGAAAGAAGGTCTATCTTTTTACCTTCTCTTTCTTCAATAATATTTAATGTATCTTTTAATACACTTAAGGTTTTAAGTCCAAGTGCATCGATTTTGATGAGACCAATCTTTTCAGCCTCTTCCATATCCACAGCAACGACAGGAATACGGTCATCGCTACCAGGAGAATTACGTGTCTCCATTGGTGCGTATTTAAAAATAGGATCTTTGCTAGTGACAACGCCAGCAGCGTGAATGCCAGTACCTCTAATACGACCACGTAATTGTTCACCATATACCTCCACCTCTGGATATTTATCTCTAAACCATTCCGTTGTTTTTGAACTACAGAAATCATCCCAACTATCTACTAACTTTAAAACTTTGTTTACATCTGGTAGTGGAATATTCAATACACGTGCAACATCTCGAACAACACCCTTATCTTTAAAAGAAAGAAATGTTGCAATAGAAGCAACGTGTCGATACTGTCTAACTAAATAATCTTTAACTTCTTCACGACGAGAATCCTGAATATCTGTATCGATATCTGGAAAGTCATTACGCTCTGGGTTAATAAAACGGAAGAACAAAAGTCCATGCTCAATAGGATCTATGTCCGTAATACCAAGTGTGTAGCAGAGCAACGAACCAGCAGCAGATCCACGACCTGGACCTACCATGATTCCTTCTTTCTTTGCCCAGTTAATCATGTTTCTTACAACAAGAAAGTATGGAGCAAATTTTTTATCACGAATAACTGATAACTCTTCTTCTAGTCTTTGTTCGTATATATCGTTACCAAGCCAGTTTGAGTTTAATCTTTTTTCTTCAAGCCCAGCAAAAGCAAGTTCTGCAAGTTCTCTGTCTGGATTCTTATACTGAACTGGTAAAAGATTTAAGCCTTCTTGTATATCGTAATCCTCTACCTTATTAGCAATCTCTAATGTGTTAGCATAAATATCTGGTCTATCGATACCCTGCTTTTCCATTGCAGCCTTTATTTCTTCGTATGATAGTAAATGAATATCAAACTTATTAAAAGTTATGTCTCTGTCAGCACCATACAAATAATCCAAACGCTTCATCATGTTGGTATGCTTTTTGGACTTTTCAAAAGTGTGTTCTTTGTCAATCTTGACATGTGTATTTAAGAGTAATTTAAACTCTTGAATTTCTTTTTGATCTGTTGTGCTGTGGTGGCAGTCTGGAGTAACAACAACCTTAATCTTATACTCATCTGCCAGAGCAATCAGTTGCTTGTTGATTTCTGACTCATTGTGTGGCATGACCTCAATATAATAGTCATCCTTAAATACTTTTTTAAACCATTCAATATATTTTTTGGTTATAGCAAATTCACTATTTTCCAAAGCCTTAACCAAAACACTGCTTGGGCAAGCAGATGTAACAATAATGCCCTCTGAATATTTTTCTAAAATTTCAAAATCAAATCGTGGCTTTTTGAAATATCCTTCTGTCCACGCAATCTCATTAATCTTGTTTAGGTTTTCCAAACCAATTTTATTTTTGGCGAGAAGGACTATATGGTTATAGACTAGATCTAGATCTCCATCTCTTTCAGACTTATCTCTAGTGTCAAATCTATCAGAACACATATAGCCTTCTACGCCGAGAATAGGCTTAATACCCTTTGCTTTTGCAATACGGTGCAGTTCCCTATGCCCAGATAAAGTACCGTGGTCAGTGATTGCCAATGCTGGCATCCCTAACTCAACTGCACGGTTCACGTATTCTTCTGGAGTAGCAATCCCGTCAAATAACGAGTAATGGGTGTGTACGTGTAAGCCTACGTAAGACATCTATTACCAGTCGATATTTGTACTAGTAACAGAAGGTGTGTCAAATCCAAAATAGAATGATTCTTGTTCTGGATATGGAACCTCACGAACAACCTTTTCTAGGTTGAAGAATTCAAGACCATCCCACTTAAATGGTTCTGAATCTGGCTTGGTAGGAAGAAGTGTGTAATTGGTTTCAGTACCCTGACCATTACGCTTTAACTTCCATTCAAGGTTTGATACGCTACCTGTGTCAAGTGCATATTCACGAATATTATTAAATGCTGATTGCTTGCTAATACCTTGAGACCATACAGCAATATATGGATCTTCAAGACCATCATTAATCAAAACATTGCAGTAGAAACGAAGACGTGCTCTCCAGCCAGACTTCGGTTCCTTCTTGGCCATTTCACAACCGAAACAACGACCTTCTGTTTCCATTGTGCATGCAGCCTTACGCTTATAATCTTTTGGATTAGTGTGTTCTGCAACTACTACAGATAAACCACGGCTCTCTGCATAGTTTGCTGAGTCCGAATCTAGTTCTTCTACGAATCGGATTTTTGCTGATTGTCCATCAGCCAACTTTACCCAACGAACCTTTTGTCCAGTACCTTCATACTTTGGCTTGTCGAGCAAGGCATTGATATCTTTGAGTCCTTTAATTACGCTCATTTTTTCTCCTTGTTTGTTATCTTAGTTTAGCATAGACAGTATTGACTTGTCAAACTGATATTCTAATTGTTTAATTGACGTGTCGTCCATATCGCCTATATCTTTATATTGTTTATCTAACTGAATTACGCTAACACGAGAACCTAATCTTTCAATTAATCGATCTTTCATGTTACCGCCTGCCTCATCATTATCTGCAATAACAATAATATTATTGAAGTATTTTTGAAGCAATTCTATTTGTGCATTTGAAACATTTGCACCCAAAGTAGCCACTGCTGGGAAACCAACCTGATCTAATCTAATAGCATCAAATGAGGATTCAACCACATAAACCTTGTCTGCAATTTTTACTCTATGCAAATTAAATAAAGTTTTTGATTTTGGTAATCCTGGGGTATTTTTAAATTCTTTACCTTCGATGGTTCGTGCAACAAAACCAATAATCATTCCATCTGGGCTATGTACTGGAACAGTGACCATATCTTGCTTTTCAGAAAATCCAAGCCAAAAGTTTTTCATTGACTGTTCGGTAATTAGTCTGCCTGAAAAATATCTTTTTGCTCTTGGAGATTCCATTGCCTGAGAATTTAATCTTTTAATCAATATCTCATCAAACTGGATAAAATCTGGTTTAACATAAAGTGCTTGGTTAATATCTTTTTCTAAATTAGATTCAGATTCTTTACCTTTGATAAAACGAATAGATTCAAAATAAGTGCGACCAGACGTGTGCATAACAAGTTCTACTAAATCTGCGACTTTCTGACAAGAAAAACAAAAAAATGTTCCATCGCTTTTATGCACTTCGCCAGCAGGAGTTCTTGTATTAGAATGAAATGGACAAAAGATAATATAATCAGAATCTACTTCTGATTCGATTGTGATTCCCGAACCTGTGAGAACTCTTTTAATTTGTTCTTTGGTGTAGGTATTGCTTTGTGTTCGTCTAGTCCTATTATCCATTCGCTCTGTCTTCTTCCTATGTATACTCCGTATAATGTTAATTCAAATTCAAAAAATTTTTTCTTTTCGTTATAGTCTACCGTAAAATCTGGCACTATGTCAAGTCTTGGTACATAACCTGCCAATCGCATTTCTGTAACCAGAAGGCGGATATACTCCTCCTTCAATCTCCAGATTACAGCCTCGTCGCTGATCATTCCGTTGAGATTGAACTTCTTCAATGGTTTGTGATGAAAAGTTGCCATGTATCATATTATATCTGCTATCTCAATTCTCAAAGTCTTTATATCTATAATGTCCTCTGTCAAAGTCTACTTCAACCAAGAATTCACCCATAAAACCATTTCTATTCTTTCTAAATACACATTCAATAATGTCGCTATTGGCTCCACGACCAAGTGCCATAACCCAGTCAGCATCATATGCGATCTGTCTAGACCAAGCAGTTTGACCCAATGTTGGAACGGTATCGAGTTTAGTAACGTCATCTGGAGTAGCAGATGAGATTGCAATAATTGGTACTTCTTCTGCAATTGCCATTAACTTTAATTCACGAGAGAGGTTCTTCATACGTACCGTCTCATTGTCAGACTTTTGATTTGGACTCATGAGTTGTAGGTAGTCAACAATAATAAAGTCTGGTTTGTACTGATCAATCTTTCCACGCAGGACAGATGGAGTTACATCTCCACCAGAGTCATTAGAGATAATATGAAATTCGGGTTTTCCAACAAGACGATCTCCATGCCACTTCTTAAGCATGTCAATCTCAACCTGTCCAGAACTGAGTTTTCTATGTGACCAAAGACCTTCGCCCATAATTGTAAATACACGGTTACGAACTTCTGTCTCACTCATTTCCAATGAAATGACTAATGGGGATTTGCCTTGCTTCCATGCTTGTACAGCAAAGTACAAAGAAAGCCAAGACTTACCAATACCAGGATATGCTAGGAAGACACCCAACTGTCCTGGCATGATTCCTGCTGGAAGATAATTATCAAATCCTGGTAAACCAGTTTTAATTCCAACAGAACCTAATTCTTGTTGCTTCTTTACTTGTTCATAATATGCAACTGCTGAATCTAAATCCGTAACATCGATATCACGAATTGCAGCAGTGTTCTTTTTTAATTCTGAAGTTTTCTGAATCAGTGTTTCAAGTGCTGCAGGACCTTGGCCACTCTGTACCTCTGTTGCAGTAGCCCTAAGAATATCTTTAAGACTATCTGTTAAATACTCTGCCTGCAATTCATCTAGGTGATGCTTTGTTGCTCCCACTCCAGTAGAAGGTGTAAAGTCTCTAAACTTTTCAACAACAAGGGATAGTGGTGGAACGGATCCATTGTGTTCAGAATAGTTTCGTATAAAGTTCCAAATGTCTCCATGAGTTCTTAGGATGTTGTCAACATTTGCTTGTAAGAGTACATGAACCTGTCTATCTTCAAGGACAGCGGTAATAAGTTTATTCTCAGTATTATTCACTTAACCACTTCCTAGCCATTGCTCGTCTCTCTTCTCGTTCTCTTTTGTCTTGTTCTATTTGATTTCGTTTTTCAATTATAGCATCTGCATAATTGACGTAATACTTCCAATTTGGTTCATTTGCAATTTCAAAATAATAGGATAACAAATCATAACATGCTGGCAATCCATATGATTCAATCAATGCATCTGCAGCCCATTGCTCTACGTTTAAATTGAGAGATGGCTTCTGCTCATATCGCTGAGTATATAATTTGCTATAACGACTAAGCAAAGCCATGCGGTCTTTGCGCTCAGCCATTACTACTCTTCTAACTCAGACTTTGCTTCAGCAATTTTTTCAGTTAGTTTATCTTCTACAAACTTGTAGACTCTTTCAAAAGCATCGTTAGTATTCTCTCCATCACGCTTTGAATCTACAACCCCAAGATCCAGTCTCAAGGATTGAAAATTTCCAAGGTTGAGGGTATAACCCAATGTTACAGAAACTTTAGTATTCTCATTTTCCATTTATATTTTCTCCTATGTGTTTTAAACAATCATATCACAGAAGTCTGTGAAAGTCAAGCATTGTCTTTCTATGGAAGGTGCCAAATCATCCATTAAAGCCACTTTATAGGGGTTTTTAGCCCCTACCATAAGTTGCTGGTCATTCTGCCCCCTAGAGGCTGGTTTATGACCCATTAAAGCGTTTCACTCCAAACTGGTATATATCTACCATCTTCAGTCTTTACATATGTAAGTATACCGTCCCCCATTCGCCTTGTCAACTCTTGGCGTGAGGGTGTTATATCATTTGTAATTAATTTATCTTTTCTTGGCCTGCCAATATGGTATGTAGCCAATATATCACGAATTTCCTTTACCTGCGATTCAGAATAATATGATCTAACTTGCCAACCCCTAGCCCCACCCTTTTGAGATCCCATTGGAAATGGAATAACCCCACGCTTCATAAGTGATGGCATATACTTTTTGTGTCTATTTACAAGTTCTGCAGTTTCTCCAACTGTATAGGCACGTTCTCTATTATTTTTAAAATCACTAATAAGACAACTTTCAATTCTATCTTTTGTAATATTATAAACAGACATTATTCCATTAGAACGATTTAAATGATGAACTCGAACAAGATCACCATTTAGAAACCAAACCTTTTTGTTTCCAGGAATTACAGAGGCGTTATTGTAACCTTCGCTCTCAATGCTTCCTTTTTTAATAGCCATTGTCCCTCATTTGAATCAGTTGGTGGGTGAAAAAATTTGCGTGATCCACATGTCAAACAAAAAGTTTCTAAGTGATCGGCTTTAGTATATTGTCTATCTAGAAACATTCTTTTGTGACACTTATCACATTTTAACATTAGTTCGGAATACCAATAACTATTAGATTGACCCCAACAGTTAAGTTTCCGCTAGTGTTAAAACGAACTACACCCTCTACCCTAGAAGTATTAACTGTTTTTAATACCACAGATACATTTCCACCTGCTGGTGTACCGCCAACATTTATTGGTGTTGCTGTACAAATTGGTGCATACTTGAAGTCTGCTGGAAAGTCATATGAAAATGATTTTTCGTTTCCGCTGTTTACAGTAGTATCTGAATAAATATTTACATATCCACCGATGATTCTGGCTTCAGATGCTTTGACACTTTGCTTGCCTGCATTAACAGTATCAACGGTTACATACTTATAAGTAGATGGTGAAATTTGGCTGGCAAGATCATTGACTGCATTAGCAATCTGATAGATGTAGGTCACATCCATTGGCTGACCTCGTTCTGGTAGTGGTATTTTTGACATAGTATCTCCTTATCCAATTATACCAAAGGTTCGGTACCTTCGTATATTGTTAATTTTGTATTTCTTTCTTTTGTAATTCCTTCGAATTGAATTGCTACACTTACGCTATTTGCCGTTTCTTTTAAAAATGAGAAACTATGTACGTATGATGTACCAGCATATTTATACTGACCATTATCAAATTTAACAAAAACATCATAGGCATCTTTATTTACATTGTTATCTGAATCACTCCATACAACATTTATAGTTTTAGATCCAACCTCAATAACACCAGTAACAGTAGTTGGGGTTTTTTCAACTAGGTTATATTGTGGAGACCAATGTGACATTCTGTTTCTATCTTCAGAAATAATCCTGTATCTTAAAATAACATTATTATCTTTACCAAGTGGTGGTAAATCAGAAGACTTTATAACAACCTTCTTTATTCCTGCATCTGACATTATTGCACATCCAGGGCAAATCTAAATTCTAGGTAATTAGTTGTATTTTGTAATTTTACAATTGTTTCTGCATTTGTATTTTTAATAACAGAATATCCAGTTAATCCGTACAAAGCATTTTCTGTTGAAACATTTTCAAGTCTCATTGCATCAATACACACAAAGAAATTTTCTGATGGCTCACCATTTTTAATAACACATGAATAAATCTTTACAACATTAATAGCACTCCAGGCAAATGGGTTTGTTTTAAATAGTTCTTGTAATTGCTTTTTGACAACAACATATCGGTTAGTGCTAAAGTCATACTGTCCTGATCCTGTGCCATTTGGTACATCGATTTCTAATTTTGCTGTTTGGCTAGATGATAAATTAGATCCACCATCATCTGAAGAAAATTCAACAATAATACGAACAGCATCTGGAACTTCATTTGAATCTGCAATAGTATTTGCTACACTGAAAGCAAATCGTAACTCATCTGTTGGTGCATTCTTGCTAAAGTCTGCTACTAATCCAGATTGATGAATATGGTTCTCATCTCCAACAACGGAAAGTCTAGAAATACCATTAACTGTTTGTTTTTGAATATTGCAATGATTACCTCTAACAGCAACAATATTATTTAAAAATCGGCAACGCTCATATCTTGCAACTCTGTTTGCATCATTAAATACTCTATTGTTAGCGTTTGTTTGTAAAACATTGAGATCTGTAACAATATTATTACTATCTTCTGAACCATTTAGTGGTGTGTATATTGATGGAATTGACGTTGCCTGCTCTTCTCCAGAAAGGTGCTCTTCCCAGTTTTCCTCTGGAGAATAAGCAAACAAAGTTTTACTGTCATAAGCACCTGCTGTATTATTGGATCCTGCAGAATAAATTCCTACTTCAGATAACTCATATCTTTCTTCACTAGGTAGTTCAGCAGTAAATACAATCTTAGAAATACCGTTCTCAGTTACAAAGCCACGAGAAGCAATTGGAACACGAAACATCTCAAAATCTAGGTTTGTCTTATTTGAATAATCTGCAAAGTTGTCCCCAGTATCTAGAGGGGTTGGTCCACATCCAACAGCAATGTAAGAGGCGTAGGCTGGAGCCTGGCCAATAAGGTATTTGGCTAAAATTCTTTTCCCAGTATTAGTAATCATTAATTATTCACCTCATATATTGTATCATTAAGTAGGTCCCCAGCGTTTAGCATTTGAACCTCTACCTGCTCGTCTTCTTCTAGGTTAATAACATTAATAATGATGTCCCCAGTTTCTGAATCGATATAGACAATTTCCCCATTGGGTCCAGTACCAACATCTGGCACCTTGTTTTCAAACTTGATTGGGAAATTCTTAAAAAATGTATTTGCAGTATTTTGTAATGATAAAACATTTTGTGGATTATATTGCAAATAAATGCTTGTTAGGTTTTTGATTGGTTGGTAGGATACTAGTTGACCTGCAACAATATCGTTTCTTGCTATATTAATAATTTCCTCAGCACCTATATCCTCAAATAGAAGGTCTGTCATTACCTCTACTGGTACGACCTCTTCTGTTGTAATAATTAGATCAGGTGTCGCTACTTTGATTCCTGACGTTGATGTTGATGGAACAATTGTTGGTAAGTTGGGTGTTGCCTCTACCATTATTTTACCTCACTTAAAAATACCGTCATGTTAGGGCCATGACCATCTTTGCTATATTCAATATTATATACTACAAAACGGTCTGTATCTGAAACCAAAACATCTACATCTTCTTGTTTAAATTTAATATTAACAATATCTCCAAGTTGTAATGTTGGCATTGCAAATATTTTAAGACCAATAGATTTTCTTGGCTTAGAGATTTTTGAAATAATCCATTCCATCATATTTTGTGCATCGTCATATGATTGTATGTATGGTGCATTTAATGAAAAATCTTTTTTACCATGAGTTAATCTACTTATTTTAATATCCTCATAAAGTTTATTAACCTTAAATGGAGAAGATATTAAATTGGTTCCCTTAAATTGTGGATTAGAAAAATTAGAATTTTTAGTAAAATATTCATCCACAGTATAATCATTCTGAGACTGCTGCGTAAATGTTACGCCCTGAATTCTTAAATAATTTCCACTACCGCTGTCCAAACTTAATGCTTTGTCTGTTGCATTAAATACCATAAATTCTGCTGCATACGATCCTGCCCTAAAGCCAGAGACGGTATATCCCTTAATGTTATTAAATGTTGGTGACAATTTTGCATAAAGTGCAGGAAAGGCTTTATCATATTTTACATTAAAGTAATGTGCCTCTCTCATGATTGTGCCAAATTCGTCAAAGTATATCTTATATGCAGGTGGTTCTGCTGGATTGATTCCAGATAGGTATGTGCCCTGAATTACACCACTCATTGCATATTTTCTAAAAGCCTCATTGGTATTAATTTCACTATCAGAATATATATTGTTTATAGGTAGGTCTAGGGCATATGCGGTATTCTGACTATAGTTATTTGTTAATGCATAAACATTTTCAAACATTACCCTGGAAGATCCACGCAAAAATAATGCCATATTATTATATTTTGGTAGAGGATCTGTATCATCTACTGTAGCAACAAGTCTGTTATTAATATACAAGAAAAACCTTCTTATATTTCCTATGTCCAAATATTCTACTCCAAGGTCATATACCGTTTGCTTATCTTGTCCAGAAATTCTATATTGGCCAACAAGCGTTCCAGAGTCTACTAAAACCTCGGCAAGTCCAGACCATAGTTTAATTGGAACTGCTAATTCACCAGATGCGTCTTTTTTAATTTTATAAAAAATAACATTACTTACTCCAGAATCCTGATCACTATACGCCTCTATATTGTTTGCTGTAAGTGCTGCCAACTCAAAGTAATATCCATTGTTTGTATTTGGATTAACCATAACTGCTAAACCACCAGAAGATCCACCAATCTGTAAACTATTTTGTGGGGTGGTTCCTGTAACAGTATAATATATACCAGTTCCAATTGGTGTTTGACCACGACTCTCACTATTTTCAATTTTACCAATAATACGCATACGTGTACCAAAATGCTTAAATCTATCATTCAATGGTTTATAAACATAAGAAATATAATCTAATGGTCTATCTGCTGTTGCAAAAGAAGGGCCATTCATTACCAGAGCAGATGACTGAACGGTACCAGTATCTGTACTCTTTTTGCTATTAACTTCTGTTTCTGTTAAATATCTACTTGACAAAAAGTTTCTAATAATTCCATTTCTTGTAGTGTTATTAGCAAGTGTTTGTCTCATACCTGCGACACCTTCAACTGTTGCAGGCAATACCTTATCTGTAAATAAATAGTCTGCATTCATTTGACATGCACGAACATACGCATTGTCTGACCAGTTAGATGCTAGTCCTGCGTTATGTGAAACTATAGGTGTTCCAAATTGTCCTCTACCGTGTTTTGCAACTGCACCATTTTTGAGCATAAGGACTCCGCCAACCTCTTCATAGTTTGGTTCGCTATAAATTCTGATCAATCCAGTTGGATAGATTTTTCCATTAAAAGGTAGTTTAGAAAAATAGTTCTGATACTCTTGTGTGCTTGTAATCCAAACATTTCCAAATCCAGAAATGTTAAATTGTGCAGCATCAAATTTGATAATTTCACCATTGGCATAGAAGTATCCATTGTATCTGGTTAACCAGGAAATGCCTTCACCAAAGTCCATGGTATTGTTTACAACCATTCTATTTACTACTGTCGGTACAGCACTTGAAAGATCTGTATTTAATGGAATAGCAGCAAGGGCAAAGTTGGACATATTTGTAACGTTTTGATTAACAGACTTGATTGCTTCTGTACCCGTGGCTTCCCACAATAGAGCAGGTTGATAAATCCAGGTCTTGTCTTGATCAACCATGCTTGCCTGCTTGATTGAGCCATACTGTCTTTGTATATGCTTTGTATTATATGTAATTCTTCCATCATTGATAATTGCATTGTCTTGAGAGGCAACTTCAATAATGTTAGCCAATTTTGTTGATGTTGGTTTATTTTTGTAGACACCAGTTTTTTCAAAATCTTGTGTACCATATAGTGTCATGTCAATGCCTCTTTGTGTTTCAGAAGGCATAATATAATTTTTTGACATCATTACAAAATTATTATATTCATCAAAAAACATTGCTGTCTGTGTTGATACTGCTAAATCGTTTAAAATTTCTGCCACAGTTTTATCTGGTGGAATATAGAAAAATGGAATAATAGCATTTGCTTCATTATTAATAAACTTAAAGACATAGTTAGAAAATCCAACTGAGTCCAACAACAAAGAAACAGCATATGTTAGTGACGCATCTTGGATCAACATCTGAGGGGCAGTAATTGATTCAAAATAAAAATATAAATCTCTTAATGTTATGTCAACCTGTCTTGTATTTGCATTGATGGCAGGAAAACCTTCGGAGTACATTGTCTTGATTGGAATATAATAATCATATCCATCAACATTTACAATAATCTCATAAAACTTAATTTGAAGATGTCTTGATGTATACTTTGCAATAATGCTATTTGGATTATTAATATTAAAAGAATTGTTATAGTCAAATAGTTGTAGCATACCAGTTGATGCTAATAGTTGACCAACAGGTAGTGCTGAGCCAGATAGATCAGATGCCGACTTTGTTATTGAATAGTTTGTTGTCAAATCAGAAATATTGGCTGATAGTCTTGGCGAAAGTTCAATAAGGTCAAATGTAGAGTTGGCCTTGTTCATAGTTTCTACCACTATTCTGATACCCTGAATATATTCAAACTGTCTATACTTATTAGATGCTGTCATAGGATCATTAAAATAATCTGGATTTGATAAGTCTGTTACAAAGTTGGTGAGTCTATCTACCGTTTCTTCTTGTAGATACCATCCATATGTTGGTACAAAGGTTTCATAGGCTTCTCCAGTCCAAATATGAAATGTTCCAATATCATGCTGGCTATTTTTAATTAAGTAAGCATATCCAACAATAGACTTTTCTGGTAAAAAGGTGATTGTATTATAGTCTTCTGCATAAATAAAGATGTCCCTATATTTATCTGGAACAATTAATCCATATGCAAGTTCAACATAGCCGTCAGACTTAATAATCTTAGTTCCATCTTTTCTAACAGATGCTTTATTAAAAGATATTGCATCGACCCAATTATTATTTTTTAAAAACTGTACCTTCCATTTTTGTGGAGTTGTTTGGTTAGCATCTCCATATAGTGGATCTGAGAATGTTCCTGCATTTGTTGAGAAAGGTCCAAGATCTGTTGAGCCAACATTTGTTTGCATTTTGATTACTACTCTATTTGATGGTACCTGATCTTTATAAACTACATATGGAGCAGTATCATCAATATAGAAATCGCCATTAATATTGTTATTAGCAAGACCACGCTCTACGTTATTCTCTGTACGAAAAGATGTCCAGTATTTAAAAGTATCGTTTTTGTCTGCCATGTAATATCTTGGTCTTGTTGACATATTCAAATTAGAATGATGGACATATTTGCCATTTAAATAAACTGCCTTATTAATACCAGATCTAGGTCTAATCACACCGAAGCAATCTTCTAGAGAGTATAACAGTTTCATCTTATCTTTTACTGATTTAAATACTTGTGGCTGATCATCCTCATCAATTCCACCATCAACTGTAATATCTGAATCAGTTGCATCTGTATAATGTCCGTTAATATCATTTTCATCAAATGACGGATTGATATTTTTATACAGAGATTCAGGGTCTGTTGGTCTATATCTATAATTTCCAATTTGTAAAATATTTGTTGGAATATTCATGTTCCACTCAGCCACAATTGCTGACTGTGTTTTAATTGTAGAAGAAGTCTCTAGATGATTTTGTAGATCTGTATCTTGAAACATTATACCTCTTCCAGGGTTACATTGATATTCCACATGTCATGACCAACAATGCCACCTTCTGACGATGTTCCAGTACCCCTCTTAGCAACATTATATGAAAAGTTTGATATATAAACTTCAATCAATTCGTTATATTGGTTAATGTGTCCAAATGGTTCTTCAGCATTTTTAAAGTTCTTATAGTTATCATATGCAAGAAACATCCAGAATGGACCAGTATGATTATTGTACCAATCTAATAACTCTACTCCACCTGCTCCACCATCAGCAGTATATTCGTATTCGCTCTTATGGTATGGAGACTTTCCTTGAGAATTAAATTCAGCATTCATGTTATATGCTCTAGATGGAAGCATATCCCAAGACATTGAAACTGTCATCTTGTCTGCTGTATGGTAAGACCTCATCCTACCATTAATCATTCTCTCACGTGTTTCTATTCTGGTTGGTGAAAAATCTAATGGAGATCTATTGTGATCTGATAAAATAAGGAATTGGTTATATAGTGTTGTATCTGATGTACCGCCAGTATACTGACCAACCTCTAACCCATTTGGAACATACAGTCCATTAACAAGCGTTCCAGAATTCTCTGACCATAAAACTGCCTGTGGTCTTTGATATCTTTGTCTACCATTCATATAGGCCGTGGTACTCATTATACTCTTTGCCCCCTAAGTTTTTGAGAATCAATTCTTCGCAATTGTGCCATTACAGTTTGTGCAATGTCTTCTGGTGAAGCATCGGATTGAGCATTTACTGTCAAGTTATAATTATACATGCTATCACCAATAGATTTTCCGCTATTAATTGCTTTCATTCTATCCAAACCAAAATTACTTACGGCATAACGACTCATAACAAATTCTCCAGGTGTTAGCATTGCTGGAACAGTATCTGTTCCCTTTGCATAGCCACCAGCAACAAAATATTTTGGAATAATTCCACCAGCAGATCTATAATATGAATCTTCATACATCATGATTTTTGTTGCTTTTGTTGCAGCCTCTGCTTCTTTAAGTTTTTGTAATGCTGCTGCTTGTTTTTCTGCTGCTGCTTGCTGTGCTGCATATGCAATTGCTTGTCCAGTATAACGTGCTGAGGACATTACTCCTGATACGCCACCTAATGCAGCAGTAGCCGCTTTATCAGATAATAGGCTTGCTGCCATATCATTAGCAATCTTGCTTGCAGAAGTATCTGTGGTTGTTCCATTCTTTATTGATGTAAGTAGTTTATCTGTTTCGGTTTTTACCGTTGCATTTGTCTTATCAATATTTCCTGGGTTTGTGGTTGTACCATTGCCTCCGCCTCCGCCACCACCGCCACCGCCAGTGGCACCAGTTCCTGCCTTAAATGCTGCTTGTGCTGCGATGGCACCATTGATGGCTGCTATAACGGCATTCCATGCCTGCTCAACAGATATAACACCTGATGCAACAGCGTCCAGATCAATAGCCATTGTGTCTAGATAATCATTTGTTGCATTAACTGCTTCTTTAATTAACTCCCACTCAGCCTTAGATCTTCCTTGTTTATCAATAATAGCATCGATTGCCTTTTGCATATCAGTGTTATATTTATTAATAACTTCATTCATCTTATCAAGTTTATCTTGCTCAGCCTTAACCAAATCTTGTGCTTTTTTCAAAGTGGTTTGTTGAATGGTATAAATCTCATCTTCTTTAGTTCTAACCATTTCTTGCAACTGTGTTCTTGTATAGAGAACGCCATTAATATCAACCTGAATCTTTTCAATTTCTTTTTGTTGTTGAATCTCTAGTTGCTTCTTGCGTTCTTGCAAAGCGTCAATAGATGACTGTGTGGAGTTTTCTGCAGCCTTGGCCTGCATATCTTGTGCAATTTGTGCAGCAGCAGAAATGTCACCTTGAGACAAAGCATCGGCAAGGCTTGTTTTTTGTTTTTCCTGCTCAGCAAGTTTAGAATTAATATCCTTAACTTTATTTAATGCTTCAATTTGTGAATCAATAGCATCGGTTCTCTTCTTGTAGGCATCATTGATTTTATCTTCTTCTCTACCAATTAAATCAAGGCCTCTATTCCAAAGAGCAATTTCTTCTTGCTTTTTATCAATTGCTTCATTAATTGCATCAACTTCTTTTTGTTTTGCTTTAACGACTTCTTCTTGTGCTGAAATTGCCTGTTGATATTTTTCTGGGGACATGCCCTGTTGTTCAATAAAGTTCTTTCTCTGTTGCTGTTTAATAACAACTTCCTGATATTTGAAATATTGATCAACTTTGTCTGCTTCAGTTTCCTGTTCTTGTTGTGCAGCAAACTTAGCAGCCTTTAATTCTTTAGCAAGTTGTTTTGTTGCTTCTGCTCCAGCCTTGGCACCAGCAATAAAATTCTTAAAGTCATTAGAGTTAATATCTTCTGCTGCTATGTTAGCAGTCAATGCAGCATTTTCCAATACTGCTAAAATCTGACTTGCAGATAGGCCAGCCTTTTGTAATTTACCAAATGCAGTAACTTGCTCTTGTGTATTTATAACAATTTGTTGTTGTTGATCAACAAATGTCATTAAAGAATTTTCTTTAGTAAATTGAAGAATTGCCTTACCCAAATCTCCAAAAATAACCTTTCCATCTTTAAGTCTATAAATTCTATCGCCAAGTTTTTTCAATGTTTCAGAATCAATATTATTAATAATGTCAATTGCTTCTTGTGTTGCACCAGCACTACGCATTAGGTTGTCCATGCCCTTGAAGCCAGACATGTCCTTGCTTAATGCTTTAACAAAATCATTATATGAACCAAGGGCGTTGATTGATTCTAATTTAAACATCTTTAATTTTTTCATTAACTCATCTGTAAATAATGTCTTACGAGTGTTGCCAGTAGTATCTGTAATAGTTTTTGTGCCTGGAGTTTCTTTTGGATTTTGTAATACCTTTGCAGCCTCTTCTTGTGCTTTTTTAGCATCAGCAATAGTTTTCTTAAGTCTTGCTTCTTCTAAAATTAAAGCACTATTTGCTCTATCTCCTGCCAATGCCTTTTGAACTTTGTCAAGTGCTTTTTGTGCTTCCTGTATTGTCATTTGAGCAATAGCACCCTTACTCAAATCTGATGTTTGAATAATCTTAATAGCAACTGAATATTCTTTGCCAGAAATCTGTTCTAATATTTTTGGAATAAGAACAAGATCCATCATTGTCAAACTTCCATTAGCAAATCCCATCATCAGGGAAATTTGTGTATTTTTTGGTAACTTGGCCAAATCATCTTTAATTCTTTTTGCAAATTTTGGATTTGATTTTTCTAATGTAGAAAATACCTGTGTAGCAAGATCTGCCAAAGAATCCTTGGCTAATTCACCACTACTATCAATTTTATCTAATGCCTTAACTAATTCGACTGTAGATGATCCAATACCTGCAAAATTATTCCAAATAGCATCAAATTGTTTATTATAATCTTCTTGTTTAATTGCGCCATCTGCATACTGCTGATTTAATACAGCCAAACTTTGTGTTTGTTGTTGAAATGCTAAATCTAATTGCATTGATGCTAATTGCACCTTAGATTGTAAATCTTTATATATTTTAAGTGAATCAATTTCAAGTGGAATATTGAAATTTAGACCACGCATTAACTGTTTTCCAGCACCTAAAACTTCACTCCAGAAACCACCAGAATATGACTTATTAATAGATTCTTGTGCACCAGCAGCGTTTTTTAATTGTTGATAATTAACATCAATGCCAGAAGACTTAGGAATTTTAATCTTTGATACATCTTGAATTGCAGTTCCGACTCTCTTAATACTTTGCATACTTGCTGCATTAAGGAAGTCAATTCTTGCTTGAATTGTTAATGGTTCCTTTAGAATATCCTTGCCATTTGGAGCAAGAAGTTGTTGTACAGCAGCCTTAACTTTAATTTCATCTGCACCAATAAGGTCTGCTGCTGCCTTAATGTTTGCTGCAATATCTTTAGGTCCCAACCCAAATATGGCTGCTCTATTTGCAACGTCAAATGCAATAGCATTGATACCACCCGTTTGTCCTTGTTCAGCACCAGCATTAATTGCAGCAGTTGCAGCAGAATTCTTTTGACTATAGAAGTCAGTAAATGTTCTTACCTTTGCTTCATCTGCTGTAATAAGTCTCTTATTATCTCTACTAAACTGTGCAGATGATGGAAGAGCCTTATCTCCAATAAATTTACCATACTCAAGAATTGCTCTAGCACTTCCAACTCTTGCTTCTGCTTCTTTTTTAGCAGCATCTGCTAATTCTTTTGCTGCCTTTTGCGCTGATCTATTAAATGCCCAGAAACCCACACCTAATGCAACAACTGCTGCACCAAGTGCAACAAATGGATTAGATAGCATAGGAAGAATCATGGATAGGGTTTGGAATCCAGCAACTACTGGAGCAACCTTTTGTGCCATATCACCTATAGGTCCTGGAGCAAATGATGCTGCAAATGTTGCTGCAGAAAGACCCATTGCAACACCAGATGTTCTTTGTGAGAATGCTCTAAATCTTTCTTGTCTTGCTGCATTACGTTCTTGGAAAGCAGCATATCGTGCTGAAACATTATCACGGAAAGCACCAAATCTTGATTGTCTTGCAACCATTTCTGGCATGCCTAAAAATACTGGTTCTGGTTTTGTTGTTCCACCAAGTGATGCACCCTTTGGAACAAGCAATCCAGATGGTGTTTGAACCATATCGCCCATTGCTGTAGCAGTTACTCTTTGTGCTGCTGCTTTCACTGCTGGAAGTCTTTCTTCCATTCCAATAATCAAACCTTCAGAAATATCTCTACCAATTTGCTTTGATTTTTCAGATGGTGAGTTTGTAGCAGCACCTACTGCTGTACCATGAATTGCAGCCTCGCCAAGTGCTTGACCATTTCTATCAAGAATAACTTGGCCTTCTTTAAATGTTTGTCCCTCATTCATCATCTGCATTACACGTTGTTCTGCAGCAGATCCTGCACCTGCTTTCTTACGTAAGAATGGTGGAACAAAACGACTTACAGCCCTTGAAAAAGGAATGTGTGCAAATTGATAATCTTGTGGATATCCAGTTGGGGCATCCATTCCACGAGATGCTAGTTCTCTTAAGAAGTTGGCACGTACTCTTGGCTTAAGTGTTTGGCCAGATCTTTCTGTACTTGCTCTCTTAACAACTGTTTGTCCTGCCTCATTTATAGCAAGTTCAACTCTCTGAATATTTTGTTGTGTTAAATCACTTTCCAATGGTGCAACTAACTTACGTAATGCATTGGTAAGTCTTTCTGCTTCTTGTGCAGAAAGTTTTCCTTGTTGTGCCATAGAAGTAATGTGGTCTGCCATTATTGGGAATTGACGCTCTCCAACTTGAGAGATGTTCGTAATATCGTCTGTTATGCCACCCTTGAATAAATCAAATAGTTGATCATTAATTCCTCTAAATTGTGTTGAGAACTTATGATAGTTAGATTGTGTTGCTTTTACATCGCTTTCAAACATCATCATTGTATTTAGTGAGGCAGCAAAAGAAGCCTTGGCTTGCTCTGATGTTTGTAACCATTCTCTATCCATACCAAAGCCACCAGGAGTATTACCTGGTGCCATCATTGCTACTGGTGAATATCTACGTGATGCAAATGTTCCACCAAGAACTGTACCGATTGTTTGTAATGATGTTCCAAGTCCTGTGGCAAATCCTGGAATACTATTTGAAACCAGAGCATTTACAAGATCTGGATTTCTTGCAACAGATGCAGCAGGAATGATTGCTTCTCCATTTGAAACCCTTGCAATAATTGAATCTGATGTTCCAGTACCAGGACCAGAAATAACACCACCACTAGCATATCCCTTTGGTCCACGTCTTGATTGAGGAAGCATCATACCTGGATTGTTTATAGCAAATCGCTCTGATGCTGCTATCGCTTGCAAATATGCATTCTTTAAATTAAGTACGGCATCTGCTTCTACAACAAATCTTTGTGTTAATTTGGCATGTACTTGATCCAACGAGTGCGCTACGGCTTCTGCCTGTAATTGTTCATCCGTTAAATATTGAGTTTGCTCACCTAATATCTTTGATCCACCAGTAAGTCTAAGATATCCGTTACGAATCATTCCTAACATCTTCATAAACTGACCAGCAAAGTTGGCAAACAAACCTATAAGCATCAAAACGACAGGTCCGATTCCTGCAAAGATTGTAACAATTACAGCAATAACCTTCTTAGTATGATCAGATAGTCCATTAAACTTATCTGCTAAATTTGTAATGAAAGTAAGAATAGGAGTAACAACTTTAACAAATATTTCACCAACAGGCGCAATAGAATTTTTCATGGCTTCTGCTGCAGCCTTAAATTTGGTCATGCTATTTTCTTCAATTGACGCTAATTCTTGTTGTGAAATACGTGAAAGGTCTTGTGCAGACATACCAACAAGTTCCATTACTCTTTGTGCCTGAGATCCAGACTTGGCGATATTATCAAACAAAGCACCAACACGTGCATACTGGAATTTACCAAATAATTGTTCTAAAACTCTTTGACGTGCTAGTGGAGTTAATTCCTTTAATGCATTACCAAGTTCAAGAACGGTACGCATTATATTGCCTTGATTTCTTTCAGTCATTTCTTTAAGATTTATTCCAACACCAGCAAGCATTTCTTTTGCTGCTTTTGTTGGGTTAATTAAAGAACCAAGTGCTGACTTTAAACCGTTTGCTGCTGAAGCAGCGTCAACGCCACCCTCTTGCATTGCAGCCATAAATACTGAAAGGTCTTTTATGTCTCCACCAAGACCACGAATAATAGGTGCGGTACGTGGAATTGCCTGGGTAATATCATCTAGCGAAACAACTGTTTGGTTTTCTACTGCGTTAAGAAAGTCAACAGACTCAGCAAGTTGATTATTGCTCATCTTAAATGCATTTTGAAGTGTGATGGTTGCTTGAAATGCTTGTTGTTTATCTATTTCACCAAGAACACTAAGTTTAGTGGCTTGTCGAACTGTTTCTTGTAATTTTTCACCTTGAAAACCTGCTGCTGCTGCATCCGCAGCAATTGCCATTGTGTCTTGAATAGCAACCCCATACTTAGTAAATTCAGAAGCAAGATCTCTAATCATTTGAAGATTTGTATCTGTTTCTGTTTTACTTGTCATTAAGTCACCATACACACGCTTAAATCTTAATGCCTGTTGTTCAATATCCATAAATACCTTAGATGCCGTTGATCCAAAAATAGATAGTGGTACTGTAAAACCAACCATCAACTGACGACCAGCCCACTGAGTGTTCTTACCAAAGTTAATTAGATTGGTTGTACCCTGAGCAAGCAACTGATTGAAGAGTTGCTGTCTTTGCGCTGCCATCATTGTCTTTACTGAATAATCGTTCATATTCATAGACAAAGGCGTAATAGAAATTGCCTTCATTGCGCCAGAGGCATCTCGGCCAAGTTTTATATATTGTGTCTGTAATTTGCGAACACGCTCTTCTGCGACTCTATTGATGGTATCAAATTCAGTTCTAAAAAGTTTACCGAATGACTTAGATGATGCTATACCATATCTAAAATATTCTCGCATTGAGAATTTGTTTTTTTCAAGGGAGGTGCTAAAAGATTCTGCAGCAGTTTTGATTGTTCTTATTTGTGCAGCAAATTGCCCAGTCGCATTTACAGAATTAAGAAAATCTTGTTGTAATTGACGCTGGGCAATAGAAGCAGAAGCACTAGACTTTGCAATTGAAGAGTGGAAAAGAGATATCTGACGCTGTAAACTCTTTAGTTCAGCAAGAGCAGCAGACGTGTCGATATTAACGCTAATATTAGCATTAACATCACTCATTCATTTCCACCTCTTTATTTTATAAATTAGACATCTGCATTAATTGAAATACCCAATGGGCTTTCATTTAACTTGATACCTGAAGCAACATCTACAATCTTATAGACCGTTGGAAGGTCGATGTTAGATTCTAGTTTTGCCAGATCTTCCGCCAATTCTGGCTTGTATTGCTGAAGTGCAATTTGTACACATTCCATTAAAACGCTCATTGACTTATCATTATCATCCGCAACCTTGGCGATTTTATCAAATGTTTTCATAAATTTACGAAGTAGTGCGATGCTTAATGGACGCAATTCAATTTCTGTCCCATCAACTAATGTCACTATTTCTTTTTCATGTACTGTAGTTGTCATTTATTCCTCCGTTATTGACTTAACTAATTATATCACAAAGAGCCAAATTACGAATCTATCTTTTCGTAATCTAAGCCCAACCCTATTCCAAATCCTGCTGTTTGTGCATTTTGACCTTGCAAAGATAAAATATCATTAGAATCCTTAGTTTGTCCTTTACTAAATACTCTGGCCTTAAGATCTTCCCAAGCATTACTCTTGCCAGTCTGCTCATCTAAATCTACACCCTGTAGGGCTGCATTAAACTTCTTTGCTTCATAGTCCAATTCCCTTTTTGTAGAAAGGATTGCTAAAAGTTCTGGCATAGATATAGAGTTTTCTAGTTCCTCAAAGTTTTTCCATATACCCGTCAAAAATACCTCTGATTCTAGTCTAGCAATATCCATGGTTGCCCAAGTACTACCTTCAGCACTTTTTATGGAACTCTGTTTTTCATCATTTTTGGCAACTTTAATGTCTGCCGAATATTCAATTATTTTATAAAGTGTTTTAATGTCAAATGCCAAAGATAATTCTTCTATATCATTGAATACCCCTGGTGCAAACTGTGACATAGAAATAAGTGCACATTCTAATAGGATATCTATTGATGCCTCATTATTTTTTGCTGTATGCACCGTTTCAAACTTTTCCATGAAATCATGCATGTATCGTATTTTTAATGGGGTAATTAAATATTCATTACCCTGAATATCATGTACACTATTAATGTCATAGATTTTGATTGCCATCTATATATTGTACCAAATGACAAAACCCACCATTGCTGGTGGGTCTGTCTATTAAATTGTATTTCTGTTATGCGAAAGTACGATCCACAATCTTTCCATAAGATCCTGATGTATCTTCTGGAAGTAGACGGAATGTAACTTCGAATTCAGTTGCTGTATCACGCTTTGCAGATACTGTAACATTTTCAATTGAAAGTGCACGATATGCTGCATAAACACGTTCTACGCTAGTTGTGTCGCAATCTCCAGTTCCTGGACCCACTGCAACCAATCCACGCTCAACTGGGCATTCGCCTAGTCGACCTGCTGAAAGTGTCAAAGTTTGTCCTGCGCTTGTAGACTTGCCTGCTTCAGAACCGAGATCGGCTGAAGCACCTGCTGTTGCAAGAAGTAGGTTTTCAAGTGTTGCTTCTGCAAAAGATGTCTTTAGGGACACCTGCATTCCTTGCTTGTAAAGTTTAGCAACGTCAAGAACCTGATCTACTTTTACTTCACCGAAATCTGGTTGGAACTGAAGTTCCAAACCATTGTTTGTATAACCAACATTTCTCCAGTCAGCATCTGCGGACAAGGTTTCCTTGTACGAAGTACCGCTTGCGAATGCTGGAAGATCGTCGCTAGTCAAAGTTGTATCTGCAACGAATAACGCAGCAGCACCAACGATGATTTGTTTCGAATCACCTGCTTGATAAGCCATATTTTCACCTCTTCTGTTTTAATGAAAGTAGGCGTGTTTCCTCATTCATAAGTATAACAGCCTTTTTAAGATTTATGCCAGTCATATTCTACTATCATTTTGTTACCAGCGTAAGTTCTGGCGGTTCCAAAGTCAATAATATCCCTGGTTTCCTGTAGTTGGTAGACCCTGAGCCTATGGAAAAATGGTACCAAAAAGTCTTGCCCTTTAAATTTTGCTGTTTTAAGCATTATAGGTTTGGTAAGATCATCCTTTAAAATACCACCATCATTATATTTTTCATACATCAATTGTCCATCATCAGTAGTTTTTTGAATCGGTGTTCCAGGATTATCCTCTACATACTGCGAGACCCATTTGTTAACTCTTTGTGCAGATTCATCTTCGCTATCTAGTAGGTCTTGCATATGTTGGGCAGTTTCAATAACACGATCTACAGCCTCTTCTCCAACTGCATAAAAATAATACATAAGTTGTTCTGATTTAATATGAGGAAATGGACTTCTTCTCATTCTTAACATACGATCATATACTGCAAAAATTCCACTAGTTGAATTACCATTTTGTATAAATGTTTGTGTTAAATCATCAATAGTTGTAGGGCTTGTTGGAAAAAATGGAATTGTTTCATTTTCTGCATATGCAGGAGTATTATCTTTTAGGTATGCATTAATAAATGTTGGTGGATGATAAATAGCCATTATGCACCAACCTTTATATTAGCAATCCAACGATATCCAGTTTCTAGTCCCTTGTTACGACCCATCTTAGAACCTGATCTAATGTTGTTCTTATATGCAGTTGGTGTACCTAGTTCTGACAAGATACCGCTTGATCTTAAAAATGCTTGTGTAAAATATCTAGAGAAAAAAGAGTCAAATGTTTTTTCAAATTGTCCTTCAGTATTTCCACCAGGATTATTTACAGTTACTGGACTTTTAGTAAATACTTCATCTTTGCCAACTTTAAACCTAAGTGCCTGTGCATTTTTAGGTGCAATAGTTACAGACATTCCAGTTTCCATAATATTTGCTTTATTATAAAATGGTTCTCTAGATCCATTTTGAATGCTTCGTGATTGACTAAATGTAGATTTAAAAGACAGACCGAGATTACTTACAGTATATTGAATATCAAATAGTCTAGCCTGTGGACTTCCAGTTTCATACCACTCATATACGTGGTGCAAAGATGCTGGGTTAACTCTTGCGCTAGAGTCAACATACTCTTTTAATAGTGAAACTACTTCATTACCTAGTTTATTTAAAAATATATTTTTGCCCTTTTTTACGCCATCCAGAAATCCAATAGAGTACTCAACTATATTTTTCATTTCAGACATAAATAACTTATCATCAAGTTTTACATTTATCATAAATCTACTCCTTGATTTTCTGACCTACGTAATACAACCTTATAATACTCTACGCCACCAAAAGGACCTACAATTGGTTCTTGTGATGCTATTTCAAAAATTGTAGATTTGCCTGCTCTCACACCTGCTGTTTCTAAATAGATGTTTTCACAATTTCTATCACGAATATTACTAATTACAATATTTGTCAGCGATGTCTTAGCATCTCTGGTTGATATTCTGATATCACTTTTAACTCGTCCAGACAAAATAAGTGTCTGTGTGATATTTACATTTGGCTTAATATCTTCTTGTGCTGCACCACCTGGTGAAGCAAAACTACAAGCAATTGTCTTATCGTGCATCCATTGTTTCTTTACGTTTCCATATGCACCTTGCTCTACTGTTGGATAGAACACATCTGCTTGTAATGGAAATACAAAATCTGGCTCTTCGCAGATCATTACAATACCCCAATTTTTTGAATAGACTTATCATACTTTTCAAGTATCTTGTCTACAACAGTATTTCCCGTTCCCTCGAACATTTTTTTATCAAACTGTATTCTATATTGATCAGTTATATAAGACTGAACATATCTCTTATAGTAATCTAGTTTACCGCACTTGATATCTTCAATTAACATTTTGGTTGCTGCAACAACATCTGGTGGAACAACCTTATATCCAACATCCATAACAACAGTATAATCAAATCCTTTAGGAAAATCGCCTATTCTATATCCAACAAATCCCAAATCTCCAGATGATCCAATAATCTTAGTTGGATTATATTCCATTCTATTTCTTTCATCTGTTGAAGTTGCGTTTTCTGTTCTATAAATTCCAGAATTATCTAATAAGATATCATAGGAGTAAGCATAATTGCTTGCATCTTCTACATCATAAACTAAAATATTATTTTCATAAACTTTCAATACACGATTACTATCGTGCCATAGTGGTAGGTAGTCTGTACCCTGACCAACAACATTTAAAACTAATTTATGGTTATAAAAACCATCTCCGACACATGTATCAATAATAGATCTTGCTACTAATTCCAAATTCTTGTATTCTTGAATATCTGAAGCGGTATCTCCAAATTCACTTGGATTTACATATGGCCTAATAATAGATAAATTATCTTCATGCAAAACATGTTCATGCTCTGTATCATAAAATCTAATTAAAAAGTTTCTATCGAACTGCACCTTTGTAAGTGGTAATTCATATACCAACTTGCCATTTTCATCTGACATAATGTTGGTTTCTTCAATTGAGTGATCCACCAAATCCTCAACATACACAATGTACTCATAGTTTGCTATGGGTAGTATCCATGTGGTTGTTAAAGGATAAGGCGGAACTCTCAATACTTCCATCTTTAGTTACCGTGCTCTTTATCAATTTCGTCTTGTGTGGCTTTGCGAACGCCATCTCTAGATAACCACTTATCCTCGTGCTCTTTTGAAATAACGTTGAATCCTTTATTTAGATTTCCAACACCGCTCCAAAATACGCTGCGTTCTGCAACTACATAAGAAACTTCCTTTTTGGCTGCTGGAGCCTTCTTCTTTGCAGGTGCCTTTGGTTCTGCTTTTGCAACACCAATTACACCATTTGCAACATACCCTAAAGCATCTTTTCCTTCTGCATCTGGTGCAGGAGTGGATACAGCAGATATGAAAGAAGGTTCTGGCTTTGGTTCTTCTGCCTTTGTCTCTTCTACAACTGGTTCCTCAACCTTTGGCTCTTCTTGTGCCTCTGGTTCATCTTTAACTAGTTGATCTAAAATCGCATCGAGTTCAGCATCATCATTAAAATTTTCTGACATATTATTACCTCCAATGTTATATTATAACAGATTACTAAAAAATTAAGAGGGGGAGGAGATTCAACCCCTACCCCCTCTCAAAGGTTACTGTTTACAGATTATGCATCTGCAGCAGCGTCTGCCCATGCAATAGCGTCTTCTTCTTCCCATTGAATACCGAAGCGGACGAATACTGTGTATTCAATTGTGTCCTTCTTCGCCTTGTATTCACGGTTAACGACGATATCACGTTGGAAGCCCCAAACACGGTTCTGAGGGAATGTCAAATCGACATAACCTGCAGGATAGTAAGGAACTTCTTGAACATCGATACCTAGAACACGAGTTGTACGTGCTCCACCGAATGTCTGTGCAGAACCATCAAGGTATGCTTGACGATTTGCAGATGTACCAGCAACACGGTTACCCATTGCTTCAGCAATTGCATCAGCGAGAGTTCCGTTATGCTTGACGATACCTGCGAACACGTCTGTACCTGCATAGAACTTAAGATTATTCTTAAGTGCACGATACTTACGTGGCATAGCAAGGATAATGTTTTGCATTACCTCTGGTGTCCAAGCGTTGTCAGCAACTGTAACAACTGATTCGTGTGAATCTCCGTTGTCTTGATGCTTCTTAACAAAGCCCTTCATAATAGAAAGGAAGTTACCTGTTGAACCATCACCATTGATAGCGAGATCTTCGATATCGTTAGCAAATGCGTTTGTCATAAGACGAACGAGATGGTCTTCAAGTGCAGCCCCCTCAATATTATCTTCGAGTGCTTCAGCAGAAACTTCCCAATCGAGACGAATCTTCTTTGTAGTAAGTTCTACCTTGCTGAATGTTGCACCAGTATTTGTGTAATCGCCAACACCTTGAGCAGCAGCACGAATAACACGCTCACCAACGTTAACTTTTTCAAGTTCCATGGTGTTTGCTCTCATTGTGACACGACGACCGTCTTGGGCGAGAACAGTAGCATCCCATACATAATCGATGAAACGCTGTGCTTGTTCAGGGCGGAGAATTCCGCTTCCAGCCTCACCCGAAGGATTTACTGCGTTAGGACCTGTGGTCAAACCCAAATTTGCATTTGGAATATTACCAAGGACACCGCCTGTAGCATAGTTACCAGGAATATTGGAACCTGCTTCAGATCCTGAAGCAAATCCACCTTGTGACTGGTAAAGACCTGGTGTTGTCCCACCTAGTTCTCCAGACTCTCCTGGTTGATTTTTAATTAACTCTTCCGACATATTGTCACCTCCAAGTTTTCTTTTTACCTATTTAAATAAGTCGGCTGTTTTGAGGAAACGTCCGCCCCATAAGGATTTTTCAACCATTTCTGGTTGATCCTGCACGATCTCGCCTAGATCGCCAGACTTTCGGAATGCCGTATCTGCTTCTACTGCGTCCACACGCTTTCCAAATCTATTAATTACTTCAGATGTTGCAGCGATGTCTTTGGCGACTGCTTCAAGTGAAGATTTTACTGCATCTGTATCGACCTTTGTAGACTTAAGCATTTCTACTTCTGCCTGCAAAGCCTTTACAGTTGTAACAAGATCGCTAAAGGCTGATGTAAGTGTATTTTTAACATCTGCAATTGCATCAACAATTGCCTCGTCTGACTTCTTTGCCTTATTCTCCTCGTCCATTTCAGCATTAGGACCTTCCTTAGAATCTTCTTCTTCGGTTTCCTTATCTGGATGTGCAGCCTTTTCAGTTTCTTCATCATCTTTTGGCTTTTCAGTATTTTCTGATTCCATTGATGCTGCTTTTTCTGTTTCGACCACAGGAGTTTCTTCGGCAACAGCCTCTGGAGCAATCTCTTCTGACTTTGTAACTTCGACTGTTTCTTCAACAGCCTTTGCTTTTTTGGTCATAGGATTTACCTCCTCTATGGTCTTAGTATCAATGCCTTTAGCACTATCTACTAAGAATTTAACTATATTCATTTTTTCGTTGTCTTCTTTTTCAACGAAACCTATATTTTCCATCTGATCGCCACTAACTGGACTTACAACAGATTCTTGATCTGAAATCATAACTAATCCAGATTCTTTATCATAAAAAACATTTTCTAATTCAACGTCTGCACCCTTTACAACATCTACTCCATCTACCTTTTCAACAGATACAATGTTTGCAAATTGATTTGCTGGGGAATCTACAAGACTCAACTCAACAAGATCATAATCCTTAATAATTCTAATTGTAGAATCTGATTTCTCATCATAACCATCATCCCATTTATTCATACGTCCACCAATTGAAAATCCTGTTAGTGTACCGTCCAAAACTTTTTCCCATGTATCTTGTGCACCTTTAGAAACATATGCAGATACAAAAACACCAGAATAAAACTTTTTTGTATTTGGATCAAAATATTTATCTGCTTTAAAATTAACCATCTTACCTACTGCAAGAGGTTGATGCATTTCACGAATGTTTCCACGGAAATTACTAAATGCTTTCATTGATGCTTCTGATGTAACAATATCGCCTTGCTTATCTAAATTATCTAGTGAAGCAAAGCCAGAAACAATGCGTCTTTCCTTGTCCACCTTAGAAAGTGGTAAGGAAAGCCTTAACGAGTCGCCATCAGTATTCCAATGGGCTTTGGATATAGTCATGTTAAATATATTATAGAGCCTTTTTTCACATACTTGTGAATAAACCTGTGGATAACCTATTGAGAAGATCTACCCTCGCCTTTTGGATTCCGTCCACTAATTGTGGCTGGACCATCAGATTGGTTGTTTAGTCGCTCCCCATCCCTTGCTCTTTGCACATTATCTGCTGGCTTTGGCTGGAAAGGCTCATCTCCTCCTTCCCGTTGAGGAAGTCCAAGTGTCTGTCTTGCCTCATTTGGAAGCATAACTTGAGTCTTTATATATCTTTCAATGATCTGTGACTGAGCAATTTCATCAGTCAGAGTTAATTCCTTAAACTTCAGCAATAAGATATCTGTCTTTTCTTTGATAATCTTATTTAGAGTTTTTTCTAATTCCTTTTGTGCTGGTCTTGCAACCTGTTCTTTAAAGGTTCTATCTTGTGCAAGTGCTGCAGCAAGTCCGCCTGCTTCTCCTCCACCAATTTTAGAAAGTGGAACTTGGTGAGCAATTAAAATATCATCACGATTTTGTTTACGATATCTTTCAAATGAACCTTCTTGTACACCGTTTTCAATTGGCTCCATCTTAAATTCAACTTTATTTTGATCCGTATCTCCTGGAAGTGGAATATAAAGTGTTCTGTGTGATTGTCCTTTAAGATTGGTTTGTAAAAATCTAAACATTTTATCTTCAGCATCAGATGATAGTCTTGCACCCTTAAGTGTAATAACATAACGTGGTACAGCCTTGTTACTGAAATAATCAATATTATATTGTGAGGCTAATTGATCACCATAAAGTGAATTAATTGCTGACATAATATCTGGAACACCATAAAATGTATTTAGTGGTGAATACTGTTTAAAATGAATAATCTCATTTGGTCTTGGATCATCTGTAATTGGATTTGGATTGTTTGCGCCAAAGTTTCTAAAGTAAACAACCTTCTGTCCAATAATTTGAACATAACCATCACGTAGTCTGCGAACACGCATTGTGGTTGCTGGAATGTGGCCTACATAACCAATTTGTCCAGATGTTGTTCTACCTACTTCAAGATAACCATTTCCGATTGCCTGCATATCTGTATATACCTTGGTCATTGTAGTTGTAAAAGAATCATCATCATTTAATGATTCAATCCAAGCATGCATTTCAATCTTTGCTCTTTCAATTCTATTTCTTGCCCTATCAACCTGTCCAGAGTCTGAGTTTGATTCTAGTTTAAGCATTGTGCTTGGAGATAGTTCAAAATCATATCCAAGACCAACAACATTTTCTACCTTTGCATCAATAGCAGCATGGTTAGCAAATGAAGTATCGTAGAAGTTTGCTAATTCATAAACATTCCATGGTGGAGTAATAACATCAAAAAGTCCATATGCATTTCTGTATACTGTTCCAGGATTAATTTCTTTTGAACGTGCACCATCAATACCGCTTTGATTTGCTCTTGCACTATCCATGTAGCCTTGCATATTATCTGGTGCTAAAGACTTTTCTGCAATTCTGTTTGTGCGACGCTTAAAATTATTTCCCAAACCAGAATATGTTTTTAGTTCAGACCAAACCTTGTTGAATGGATCTTCTTGTTTAAACTGATCCAAGAAACTAGATGGTGTGTCTATATTCGCATTAATAAAAATCTGATCTTCGTTTGACATTAGTCTGTTGCTCCATATTTTGCAATTGTGTCTTTTGCTGCTTGAACAGCACCTAAATCGTTAAGGTTAGGAATTAGTCCTTCTGCCATTCTTTGTTTTTGTTCAGAGTATTCTTCATCGGTTACCCTTCCCAATCCAGCAAAGAAGTATGGTTCTCCATCTGGCTCACCGTAGTATGCTGCTGCCTGCTTTAATTTAGCGATCTGAGCAATATCACCCTTCATAGATGGAATGTTTAGGATGTTACCCTCTCCATCAGTAAACCATTTGCCGTTTGCCCTCTTCCAAACATAAAGACCCCAGTCATAGTTCTTTTCAATTAAAGTAACCTTGGTATCACCAATTTGACCAGGCATTCTTGGTTTTCCGTCTTTACCAAAAGGGGCATTGTTTTTGTTTTTCATAACCACCAGTATACCATACTATACTGCGTTGATGACTTTAGACTGCCATGTTACATCTGTATTGAAGTTATATTCATAGTTGTCAAACATTAAAAGCCTTTCATCATCAATAATTATCTTATTAGTACCAGCAAAGGCATCGTAAATATTTTTTGGATTTACGCCATAATAACTTGTGGTAGATAGGATTAGTACGTTATTCCAGTTACCAGCGTCAACCCAATACTCCCAATCCTGAACTGAGGATCCACTGTTGAGAACCTGGAACCATTGACGCTTGACGACAGTCTTTACTTCCTGAAGGGTTGTAGACTGATAATACGATATATTACTAAATACAAGTGGTCCAACTAGGTTTAACTCACCAGTGTAGTTTGTATAATCAATGATGTTGGCAAACGATATTCCCAAAACAGACCATTCTTTTACAGTTATAACGGGGTTCTTAACCAATTTTCCATTTATATAAAATGCTATACCGTTTTCCAGTCTTCCAGTGTCTGAGTTAATTGCATAAATTTTTGCACGTCTACCGTCTGGACTATCTGCAACCATATAAAAATTCAAAGAACTATTGCGTCCATATATATTAAATATTGGAGTTGGGGCATATGGGAAAAAGTCTTTATCATATTTAAGGAATACCTGCATAGCCATAACCTGATAGTCAGATGCCTTACTTGAATTAATCTTAATAGAAAGACCTCTATCAATTTGTGGATTATATGTGCCCTTAATCTCAAAGCCACTATTTCTACTTAGATATAAGTATGGCATGCTCTTTTTATAAATGGTGTATGGATTTGTATGCTTATAATTATAATAAAATCCATCTTTGGTATATGGATAAACATCAGTACCGAACCTTGTACCAATTGGAGTCAACTGGTTTGCGTTTAGTGCTTGTGATGCCAACTGCAATGATCTCACCTTAACTGGATTAAATCTAACTCCATTAACTACAAACTCTAAGTGTAAGACAATAGATAGGTCATTAAAGTCTACTAGTGTTGGTGGATAGATAACCATATTATCTACCACTTCATATTTAGTGTGTTGCCAATCAGAGCCAGGAATTACTACTCCATTCTTTGTGGCATTTTCAATACGAGTAAAATAACCAGGCTGAGCATTTGCACCAGTTTTAGTATATTGGAAAGTGATATAGGATCTTACCAAAGAATTAGAGGTATCGTATAGGTAATTCTTTATAGATCTTTGTGCTAAATCATCATAATTATCATAATTAGTATATAGGTGATTATCTAATAAAGCATATGTCTTTTGAGTTGGTTTTTCATACTCAGATTTTAGTTCTGCATAGTTCCAAGTGCCCGTGGTTTCTGATTCTGTATATTTAGATGGTGCAGGATAGTCAATATTAAATTGAATAAAATCCAGACCGTATACCGTCGACCCATCATCTGCTACTATATTTTTACCAAAATATGTAAGCGGAAGATTATCTTCCCAATATCCAGTTGTAGCAATGTCTGGAATTAGTTTGTCAAATATCTTTTCAAAAATTAGTGTGTGGCTTGCTATATGATCAACTAGACGCTGTACTGAAAAATCTGATGGCGTACCGCCACTTAATAAATATTGCCAAAATGTTACATTGTCTCCAAAATATGAATCACCAGAATCTATTGGTGTTACGCCATCAAAGTATTCAAAGACATCTTCATAGTCATAAGGAACACCCTTAAAGTTAAGTCCTAAATCAACATTGCTAATATTTCTAGCAGTTGTAAAACCAACTTTGTAGATATTACCAGTAAAAGTATTTGATAGTTCTTTTGTACCACCAATATAAACGTTTAATTGATTTTTGTTTCCAAAAAACGATAATAGATTTTTTCCATAGTAGTTAGCAAAATCATCAATGTTTATACCTGCTGCAAATATTGTTCCAACTTCAACCCCTGGAGATGAATAGATAACTTTTGTGGTTCCAGAATATTTTAATATATAATCAATTCTATGATCTTGTGCCTCAATGGAAAAATAGTTATTATTGGTCGAATCTTCTACCCTAATCAATACCTGCGGTATACCAGTGATTGCCTCTTTAATTTTAAAAATACCATAAAATGCTTTTGTCTCTTCAGAGATCATATTTAGTTTATTATAATAAATATATGCATTAGTATTATCCCAAGAAGAATTTGGTCTAAATGT